CGGGTGCGGTTACGCCTTTAAGCGGTTTGATAGCGGACCCTGCTGTAAACACCACCGATCAGATTGTCGTCTCAGGAAAGCGCCCCGGCGAGGTTACCGACAGCTCCGAGCAAATCGTCGTAACGGGTAATAAGATTGAGCGGCCCGTTACCGGCGGCCTCACCTTGTCGCCAGATTTGCTTACCGATGTTAATCAGCAGTCTGAAGCGGAAAGAAAAGCTAAAGAAGAAGAAGCTAAGAAGAAGCTCGGTGTCGAAGATTATCTGGGCATCGCGGGTAAGGCTGTGGGCCTACTCGGCAACCTCACCGGCGGCGGTAAGGGTGGCAGCGGCGGATCGGGCACGTACATCCCCGGCGGCGCTGGCAGCGGACGCTTGAACCCAATCTTCTCAGCCAAACTGCCCGCAGCGGGCGGCCTCGGCAATATCGGCGCGACCCGCACGGCGAGCGCATTGGGTGATGTAGACTGGCTGACTTACGGCACGCGGCCTGAGCTTAAATTCTTCGACTACGCGACGCCGCCAACCAACCCTGCGCCTGTCACAACACCCGTGCCCGGCAACCCCGCTGGCCCAATCATGACAACGCCAGCCGCCGGTATGATACCTGCACCTGACCAAAAACTGACACCTGCGCAACTGGCAGATTTGGAGAGACAGAGCCTTGCGCAAACTGCGTATCTAAGCCAGTTCTCCGGACCCACGGCAGAAGAACTGGCGCGGAATACTGCACTTTATAGCACCACCGGTGAGCCGATTATGGAAGAACCTACCCGCATGATGGCAAAGGGTGGCGCATTCGCCGCAAAGCGCGGTGGCCGGTCGCAACGCACTGAATTTGCGGTCAACGGCCCCGGCACTGGCCGCAGCGACGAGATCCCTGCGGTGCTGTCCGACGGTGAATATGTGATCGACGCCGAGACTGTCGCCCTACTCGGCGACGGATCGAGCAAGGCTGGCGCAAAGAAGCTGGACGACCTGCGGGTCAAAGTTCGCAAACACAAGGGCAAGAAGTTGGCAAAGGGCCGTTTTAGTGCTAATGCCAAGAAGCCCGAAGCATATCTGTCTGGAGGACGTATTTAATGGCTGTCAGTTCATTTCTAGCCGAAGGGGCCGCGATCCCGCAAGGCTCGGCCCTCACGGACGTAACCAAACAGACGGTGATGCCTGAGTGGTACACCAACTATGCGATGGATATGCTTTCGGGGCAGAAGGCTCTAGCCAGTCGTCCATATCAGACCGCGCCCATGCCGCGCATCGCGGGCTTCACGCCGACGCAAGAGAAGTCCTTCGGCATGACCGAGACTGCGGCCGGTGCGTACCAGCCGATGCTCGATCAAGCCACGCAGGCCGCGCAGGCAGCCGCAAACGCGCCGGGCGCGCTCAACGTAGCGCAGCCGTACTTGACGCAGGCGGGCCAGACCTCTGTGTCGAACATTGGCTCGTACATGAACCCGTACAACGAGGCCGTCACCAATCGCATCGCCGAGTTGGGCACACGCAACCTCACCGAAAACATTATGCCTCAGATCGAGGGACGCTACATCCAAGCCGGTCAGCTCGGCTTCGGCGGACGCGGTGGCATGGGCACGCCGTCGGGTATGATGACCGACACCTCACGCGCCATTCGCGACACCAGCGCCGACATCCTCGGCAAGCAGACCGAGGCACTTCAGTCCGGCTACGCGCAGGCCGCTGGGCTTGCGGGAACCGACTTGGCGCGCTTTGGCACTCTTGCGGGCACGGCTGGCAATCTGGCGCAGACACAGCAGCAACAGCAGCTCGCCGCCTCCGGCGCTCTGTCCTCACTCGGCGAGCAGGCGCAGACACTCGGCCTCACCGGCGCGGGCGCACTGGGCAACGTCGGCGCGCTGCAACAGCAACAGGGTCAGAAGAACCTCGACGTGGCCTACGGCGACTTCCTGCGTCAGCAGGGTTACGAGCAGGAGCAGATCGACAACATGATGAAGACGTTCCAAGGCGTCGCCTCCGGCATCCCGACTGCGACACAAGAGTACGGTATCTCGCCGTCCGGCGTCAAACAGGAATACCCAGCCAGCACGGCGTCGCAAATTGCCTCTGGCCTGTCTGGCGGGGCGGCTCTTATAAAAGAATTGAAGGACGCGGGCGTTTTCAAATGACTGTGACAAATCCGCCCCTCGCGCCGTGGCAGATAGAACACATTCGTAAGATGCAAGAAGAATTGGGTTTGCCGCAATCGGCACCTGACACAGAGGAAGTTACGATGGACGAACAAATCGAACCGGGCCTCGCCGCTGGTAGTGCAGCCGCTGAAGAGGAAGATACTGGCGCGCTGCCGTACGCTGCCGTCCGTAAGGCCATGACTGCACGCGAGAAAGCCGCAAAAGAGCGGCAGGCCTATTACGACGATCTGACCGCAAAACTCGCGGCTAGGAAGGCTGGCCCCTCGTTCAGCGAGCGCATGTTCCAACTGTCGGCGGCGTTTGCCGCACCAACAAGCACGCGCGGCTTCGGCGGTGTCATGGCCAACGTCATGCCCGTCTTGCAGGCGCAGGCGCAGGCCAAGCGTGAGGGTGAAATCAAGCGGCAGGACGCGCTCAGTGCGTTGGCCGCTGCGCAACTCGCGCAGCGTGAGGGTCTGGCCGAACAAGCCGTGGACACTGAAATTGAGCTTGCCAAACTTACAACGCCAAAACCCGCGAGGATGGTGGGAACTCAGATTGTTGACGGGGTGCCTGTCGCAATTATGCAAGACGCATCCGGCACAATTACCACCAAACCGCTTGGGACCGCAGGCGCTACGGGCTCGCCAACTAACATAGGTGAAGTGTCGGAACGTGGGGGCGTGAAGGGTTTTATAAACGAGCGCGGCGCTTGGACGCCGTTGCCCCAGCGCGCAGAGAAGGAAACATTCCGCCCCGCTACGCCAGAAGAGGCCGCGATGTACGGCGCGACAACGGGTCAGATCTCAAACCTAACAGGCAAGTTCATTCCCGGCGCTGCACCGAAGACGCCTACCTTATCGGGGTCTGAGCAGAAAATACTGATACAGTCCGAGGACGTCCTTAACAGCGCCGAAGACACGCTCGGTAAACTTCGCCGCGTCATGGAACTCAACCCGAAGGCGCTCGAAGGCAGCCTGACAGGCTTCCGTAAACAGGTAGGCTCGCTATTCTCCAGCGACGATCCTACGTACGTCGCAACGGAAGAGCTAGACAATACGTTAAGTTCTATGGCTCTCAGCATGTTGAAGAGCACGTTCCCCGGATCGGTCACCGAGGGCGAGCGTAAAGCCTTGATGGCTTTGCAGGGAAGTTCCAGCTTGCCACGCGCCGCACGCGACCGCATCTACCGTAACGCCTTTGAAGCGGCGCAGACGGTTGCGGCTAGGGCGAGAGATCGCATCCAGAAAACGCAAACAGGCTACTACAGCAAACGGACGTCACCAACCACGCCAGCGGCAGGTAAACCACGCGTCATTAATTGGAACAAATAACATGCCAAGAAATGTAACCGTTACCCTCAGCAGTGGCGAGACGCTCCAGTTTGCCAACGTGCCTGATGACGTCACACCAGATCAGATACAGGCGCGTGCTGAGAGCGAAAGCGGTGGCGCTTCAGTTGTGTCTATCGACGGTGGTCGAGGTACAACCCCGCCTGCCGGTGCCGCGCCTACCGACGGTGCGCCCACAACTGCCGACGCCGTGCCGATGGACGGCGTTGCTCCGGCAGAGCCGCAAGAGGACATTGCAGGTTACGAGGCTGGTCTGCGCGATCTATACCAACAGTACAGCGAGAAGAAGCGGCCCTTTGCTGGAGCTGATATTGAAGAGCTGGCGCGCAGATACAATTTGCGGGGACGCATATCCAACATACCCCAAATCCAAGAGTTTTTTGAGAAGTATGGCACGCTGAACCCGTCGCTGGTTTCCGTCGCGCCAGACGCTCCACTGCCTGAAGCGGTAAAGCAAGACGAAATCGTCGGCACCGTTCCGCAAGGTGGTGAGAACACGCAACGCGCCCGCGCCTTCGGTAAGGGTCTGCTGTTCGATTTCGCTGACGAGCTTGAGGCTGGCGCGCGTATGGTTGCGTCGGGACAAATGTCCACCGACGAGTACTACCGCCTCAAAGAGCAGATCAACAATGACTACAACGCGTGGGCTAAGGCTAACCCCGGCGAGGCTTTAGGCTTGGAAGTGGCTGGTGGCGTTACTGGATCGTTCATCCCCGGCATTGGCGTTGTGGGTAAGGGCTACCAAGCCGCGACGGGCATCGGCAAGTTGGCCGGTGTCGGCACGCGCGCCGCGCTTGTCGGTGCCAGCACTGGTGCGTTGTCCGGCGTCGGACAGGCGAAGACGCTTGGCGACATACCTCAGTCCGTCCTTGAGAACGCGGCGTTAGGCGCAGCGTTTAGCGCCCCCGTTGCTAAGGTTGTGGAATATGGTGGCCGTGGCATTAACACCGCCGCGCAGCGCCTGAGCGAGAAGTACGGACCGGGCCTTGAAGTTTGGGACGAAGTGTCTAACCAATTTGTCCGCGTGCCCGAAGTCCCGCTGACAGCCGCAGATCGCAAGGCGGCGGAGCTGTTGACTGACGCGGCTGGTGATACCAACATACAGCGCTCGATTGGTCTGACCGCACTGGCGAACCGGCAGGGTGTCCCGATGCAATTAGGTACGTCCACCCCGCGCATGACTGCGCTTACCGAAAAGGTGGCAGGAAAGCCGAGTTCAGGCCAAGAAGATTTAATATCGAATTTGGTAGAGACCCGCATCGCGACGCCTGAACGCGTTAGCGAAAAGGTCGAAAGCGCATTGCCCGGAGCGAAGAAAGACTACTTCGGTGAGGAGGAGGCGATCTCAAAGCGTCTCCGCTCCATCGGCGACAACGAGTATCAACGTGCCTTTGCTGTAGGCGAAGTCAACGACCCCGAAATCATGAGTATTATCAATAACCCGTCGCCTATTATCCGCAGCATATGGCAGTCTGTGCAGAACACCGCGCAGATAGCGAACAAAGAGCTGCGTATGGCTATGGAGCCTGTGCTTGACGCGGGCGGAAACCTCGTAGGGCTGGCACCAACGAAGAACGCCGTCCCCGACGTTGAGACGCTTGATTTGTTTAAGCGCGCCCTCGACGACCGCATCCAAAAAGGTTTCAGGGGCACCGGCTCCGAGGGCAAGTTTGAGGCGGATGCGCTTAAAGAACTTCGCAACAATATGGTAAAGCGTCTGGACTTCCTCGTCCCTGAATATGGCGCGGCGCGTAAAAAATACGCAGGCGACCTCGAAGTTCGCGATGCGATGCGTTACGGTCTGGACATATTCTCGCGTAAGATACGCCCAGCGGAACTTCGGATGAAACTCAAAGACATGTCCGAAGCCGAGAAGGAAGCCGTCAAGACCGGCGCGTTGGAGGCTGCGTTCCGTAACCTCGAAGGTGCTAGTGGCGGCGACCTAGCCAAGAAACTGGCAGGCACACCTGAAAAACTGCAAAAGTTGAAAAGCATCATGGGTCCGCAAGAGGCTAAGTTCTTCGAGCGCGTGATGCAGAAGGAAAGCCAACTGTACCAACGTACCGGCAAGGTTACCGGCGGATCGCGGACCGCTGTCCTCTCCGAAGGTATGGATGCCCTCGATAAGCTGATCCAAGGCGGAAACATGGACGAGGCGGTAAACTTCTTGGTGGCAGGCCCGCAGGGTAGGCTCGCCGCCCTCGGCCGCTTTATCGCAAACATCAACCCCCGCAAGGAGTTCGGCGATCAAGTCTACACGAAACTGAGCCGCGCCCTCTCGGCGCAGAAGCCGGAAGAGCTGCGCGACGTTCTTGATATGCTGCGCCGCTCCAAGAGCTACACCGACTATATGACCTCGGTCAAGAATGTCGCATCCGGTAGGGCTGCCGCAGTCACTGGCGCTACGGCCCCTTCCATGTTTGAAGATCGCAGCTTTGCGCCACCACCACCGACTGAAGTAGAGCCAGATCCAGAGGCGTTGCTTATGGACGCGCTATCTTCAGGTGGCCTCGGTACGGCCATAAGTGATGGGGCTGCTGCGGATGCGGCGGCGATGCAAGAAGGTCTGGCCGCCGAAGAGGAAGTGCCAGAGATGGGCGCTATCATGATGAATGGTCGCGAGGTGCAAGAGGGCGCTGACGGCCGCATGTACTACGTGGACGACAACACACCCGCTGACGGCATCTCTCTCGGCATGTACCGTGGCGGCACCGTGCAGGCGTTCAACAAGGGCGGCAACAAGGGCAAGGCGGTGCCAGTCAGTTACGCGGGAAACGTCGGACGGTCTATCCTTGAGGGGCTGACGTTCAACAACGCGGGCGAGCTTGAGGCAGCGGCTAGGGCATACCTCCTCCGCCAAGGCGATTACCGCGACCTGAAAGCGGACGTCGAGCGTGACTATTCCCGCTTTAAGTCTAGGAACCCCGGCGCGGCATTGGCCGGTGAGCTGGGTGGGGCCATCGTTCCGGGTGTTGTGGGCGCGTTTGTGCCGGGCGGCCAAGGGGCGACCCTGTCCACTTTGGGTCGCGTAGGACGCGCGATGGCGGAGCCGGTAACTGTGGTGACACGCAGGCTTATGCCCAGCGCGGGTGTACGCCTGCAACGTGCGCTGCCGTATATGGACGAGGGTCTGACCGGTATCATACAGTCAATCGGGTCTGCCGATACAATGGCCGACGCTCCCCGCCGGATTGTGGAAGACGCCCCGTATAACATAGCTGGCAGCCTCGGCGTTCGTGGGATCAATGTCGGCATCAAGAAAGGCGCAAGCAAGATCCGCGCGAAGAAGAAAGCAACCGGCGGTCTCGCCGTTAAGAAAAGCGCTCGTAAATGAGCTGGCAGAAAGACGCGGCTAAACTCATCGGCGAGTTCGGCAAAGATGCCGTTAACCGTCTTAGCGGTATTTTGCCCAGTGAAAGCTCGCTGAAACAGGCGCGCACCGCCTTGGCCAATCTGGTGGGCGAAGAGGCCCCTAAGCCCACCAAATCGAAGGCAGCCACGACAACAAAGCCCGAACCCCAATCTCGCCCCGCACAGCCGAAACCCCCGCGCAAGAAAGTCGTGGCCTACCACGCCACGCCGCACCGTTTCGAGCCAGAGGTTAAGGTCCGCAATGTTGACGACGGCTTCGAGTTTTACCGACCAAGGCCTGCGGACATGCGCGTTTCTCCGGGTCTGGAAGTTGTTGCTGATTACCCTCTCGGTCGCTTCCGTATGGATAAGATGGGTACCGGGGCCGGGGCGCAAATGTACGGCGCTGGGATATACACCGCCGAAGCGCCAGACGTAGCTCGCGCTTACCGCCAAAAATATATGGAGGCCAATGAGGCCAACCCGACCATTGGCGGCGTTGACGCGAACCTTGTGTACTCCGGCCTGTTGGAAAAAGCTGACCGACTTCCCATCTCAGCAGGGCGACCACTGTACGACCAAGCCGCGTTGCTTGAAGACATCATCAACACCGGCGATTTGCTGGATGTTGAAAAAGCCATGGCGGCGGGTGAATACGCGCCAGACACGGCTGATTGGTTCAACCGCGAGATCGCGGGCAAGTGGGACGCCCCCGGCGCGCTCTATCAAGTCGGGCTGGATGTTGATCCCGCCAAGATGCTGTCGTGGGATACGCCTGTGATTGCACAGCCTGAAGTCATGCAGTCGGTGCTGCCTTTGCTTCAAAAGTATCAGATCGAAGGTCTCGACGACGGAAAGTACCCAACGCTCGGCGGCGACTTGTACCACCAACTGCGCCTGCGCTCTGACGTGCGCGACAGTGCAATGACAGATTTGCTGACTGGCGCGGGCATCCCCGGCATCCGCTATTTGGACCCCAACGTACGTAGCGCTGGCGGTGGCCCTGAAAACTATGTTATAATGAACCCGGATCTAATCGAAATTGCGAAACGCTATAATATGGGCGGCGCTGTGCAAGGAGTTAAGTACTGATGAGCTGGCAGAAAGACTTGGCAAAGCTGGCTGGGGAGTACGGCAAAGAAGTTGTAGACCGACTGGTTGGTATCCTTCCCGACGACAGCACCGTAGCGCAAGCGCGGAAGGCGCTCAACAACCTTGTGGGTAGCGACAAACCCAACGCCCCCAAAGCGAAGCCTACTCAGACGGCAAAACCAAAAGCAAAAAAGCCTCTGGCCGCGAAAACAGAGAAGCCTGCTGCGCCTGCCATTATCCGCAACCGTTCCGGCACGTCTGGCGCAGTCGCACAAGATGTCCTGAGCGAAGCAAAAAGCCCAAGCAAGGGCGCGCCATCGTACGCTGATTGGCGTGTTAAAAACCCCGGCTACGGTGAACTTTTTGACGTCAGCAGACTTGCAGACGTTCCAGATGTCCCACAGTTCCAAATTCCGCGCACGGTTCCGTCTCGTGGCCCGACAGCGCGTATTGTTGAGGCCCTCGCCAACCCTGAAGTTGAGCGCGGCATCAACGAAACGGTCGAACGTGGCATAGCGGGCGGCGGTAAAGAGTGGTACAACACTGATCCTATTTTGCGGAGGTTGGAGGGCCTTTTGCCGAGTGGCGACGCCTCTGGATCGTACGCACGCCTGATGGACTTGATGGCGGCGACCAGCCCCCGTGCGCGTGTCCCTGACAACGTGCGCACCGGCTCGTACTACAATTACCTCCAGTCGCAAGGATTGCCTATCCCAGACCGGCCCGCAGAGGGCTACGGTTCGATTGCGCAAAAACTCCACCGCGACAACGTGTTGGGCCTACAGGAGCGGGGCGGTTTTGATATTTACAAAAACCCAAAGCCTGCGAGTTTCTCAAGCAATCTGCAAGGCAACCAACAGGTCGCGACGATTGACACGCACAATTTCCGGCTGCCCGGCATTCTTTCGGGCGACCCGCGTTTCTTGGAGACGTCAATCGCAGAACTAGCGAAAACACCTGAAAGCGCAATGGAGACCCTGCGTCGCCAGTACCCCGGCCTCCCAGAAGATGTCATTCAGTCTTCGGTTAAAATTAAACCCGGCAAGATCAACAAGAAGGGCGAGGTAGGCGAGGACGAAGTGTCTATGACGTACCGCCCGCAAAGCTGGGTAGCCGAGGGCTACATACCTATGGAAGACGCCCTGCAAGACCCGGCGCTCTGGGCTGCAAAGCCGCGTGACAATGAGTACGGCTACTACGAAAACTGGCAGCAAGATCAAGCCAAGCGGATGGGCATATCTCCCGCGCAGTATCAGGCATCTATGTGGCTTGGGGGCGGGGATACTACCGGCCTTGGTTCGGCAGCCGAGCCTTTCCTTGGCACCTTTGAGGCCCGCGCTCGCTATACGGCAGACCGCCTCGGCATGGACCCCGACGAAGTCTTGAACATGATGCTCAAGGGCGAGATACCGTTCTTGGCGCAGGGCGGTTCGATTGACGCGCAGAAGCTGGCTGAGAAGTACGACGTGTAACCATTTCGGGGATGGGCATCTGATGCGCGTCCTCGAACCGTCCAGTGTTAATCTTCTTCAACGTCCGTCTCCTTTGGCTTCGGCCAGCAACGCGGCATAGGCTATGTTGTCCTCGGCGCTGTCGGCGTGGTACTCGCTGCGCGTGAACAGGCGCACCAGCTTGACCTGCTGCATGAACATCCAGCCCTCGCTCTCGGTCAGGTCGCGGCCGGTGATGGCGTTGAAGGCCGTCACGATCTTGCCCATCGACCGCTCGCCCTCTGGCTCGTCATAGGTCGCGGATCGGTCGTGCATGTGCGCCGCAGCGCGGCCCAACAACTCGGCGGCCTTTGGCTCTGGCACCTTAGCCATTTCGTTAAGTTCTTCGTTTATCTCTTTGATGATTTTCATTTCTTTTTCCTTCGTTTCATGGCTTCTAACAGCACCTCTTGAATGCTGCGCTTGCTTGACAGGCGCTCCATGACGATCTCGTCCACGGTGTCGCGCGCCAGTATCGGGTATATAAGCACGGGGCGGTCGTGCCCCGCCTGCTTCTGCCGCATGGGGCCAATGCGCTCGATGATCTGCATGTGCTCTTCTAAGTTCCAGTTGACCCCGAAGAAGGCGAGGATGTTACCCCCGTCCGCGAGGTTCAGCCCGTGTCCCGCCGACGCAGGGTGAGCGAATAGTATCGGCACCCGCCCGGCGTTCCAGTCCCTGATCGTATCAGGGTTAGCGTCCAGCACCCGACCCTGACGGAAACGCATCTGTAGGCGCTGAAGGTCGTGCTTGAAGTTATAGGCCACCAGCACGGGCGCGCCATTAGCCTCCTCGATAATGCTTTCCAGCGCGTCCAGCTTGGCATTATGGATGTCCTCCCACTTCCCTTCCTCGCCTACGTACATCGCGCCGTTGGCGATCTGCAACAGCTTCTGCGTCCGCACGGCGGCGTTGGCCGCCTCGACCTCGTTCTCCGCGAGCTGCGCGAACATCTCCGTCTCCATCGACACGTACAGCTTGCGCACCGACGGGATGAAGTCGCAGTAGACCGGCACCACGTTCGGCTCCTCGACAGACAGCGCACGGACAGTCAGGCAGACGTCGCGCAGCTTCTCCTCGACCTCACGCTGCGTGTGCTCGTAAGGCACGAGGCTGTAGCCGTCGTAGCCCTTGCGGAACCACCGCTGCTCGAAGGCGCTGAACGTGCGGCCCAGACGCTCGCCCTTGTCCAGAAACCATATCTGCCCCCACAGGTCTTTGACCCCGTTGGGCGCTGGCGTCCCTGTGAGGCCGATAAAGCGCGTCCCCTCTCCGTGGACCACCTGACCCAACATACGCGCCCTAGAGCCTCCCTGACGCAGCCTGAAGGACTTCAGGCGGGTGAACTCGTCCGCGACCACCGTCTTGAACGGCCACGCGTCGCCCAGCTCCCTGCGGAGCCACCCGATGTTGTCGTAATTCATGCAGTAGATGTCGGCGTCCTTGGCCACCGCACGCTCGCGCTGCTTCTGCGTGCCGGTGATGACGCTGACGCGCAGGTGCGACAGGTGATCCCACTTCTGAACCTCTTCCGGCCACGTTGACTTCGCGACGCGCAGCGGTGCCAGCACGAGCACGGGATAGATGTCGTCCACGACGGACATGTTGTCCAGCGCGGTGAGCGTGGTGACGGTCTTGCCGCCACCCATCGGCATCCACAGCGCACAGCGCGGCACGTCGTACAGGAAGCGCATGGCGTCCTGCTGATAGTCGTGTGGATTAAACGTCCGTGTCACTCTGCTGCTTTCTAAAAGTGTGGGGGCCGAAGCCCCCGTGTTGATTATGCTGCGGCAAGCGCTTCAAGACGAGCGACGCGAGTAGCGCGACCTTCCGCTGGTGAACGGCGGGCAACTACGCAACCACCTTGACGTGCTGCGCGACGCTCGGCTTCTTCTTCCGTCGCGCAAGCAGCTTCTGAACTATAAGAAGGTACCCAACCTGAAGTAGGCGCGGCGGCAAACTCGCCGTCGATGGCGACAAAATAATCAGGCGCGACTGCCACTGCGGCGAGGCGGGCGATTTCGGCTTTGGCTTCAATGTTTGTCATTTCGTAATCCCTTATTCTGTGTTGGTAAGCCTTATTGGCACATCAACTAACTGGTTGCAACCCCCTTTCGCACTTTTTCCACAATTTCGTCGATTTCTTCGTTTGTCCGCGCAATGTACACCGGCACGCCGTGCGCCCGCATGCGTAATATCTCTTGCTGCTGCACTTTGCTGACGCGGTCGTTGTCGGCCTTGATCTCGATGAAGGCGACGTGCGGCCACTGCCACCACACAAAGCAGTCTGGGCATCCGTTACGGCCCTCCCAGCGCACCTTGCGGTACTGACCCCCACTCTTCTGCACTAACTGCTTCAGGCGGTCCTGTAGCTTGCCTGCGGGCGTCATTCGACTAACCGCCCCGCCGACCAGTTCTTCTGCATGCGGACGTCTGCGTTCGGCACGCACCAGATTTCGCCGCTGTCGTCCAGCGCGACGACCCAAAGCAGGCTGTGCTCCAGCCCATAGTCGATGACGGCCAGCGCAAGGCCAGAGCCTTTGGGCGTGTCCATCGGGATCGGTGGGTTTAATTGCGTGAGCATGCCTCAGTCCTTCTTATATCGGTAAGTCTCGAACCCAGCCGCAGCCAGTGGCAGGCCGACGGCCCACGACGGGTTGGTGGCCATGGCCCACGCCAGTTGTTCTACCGAATAGTCGTCCGTGTCCGGCACCTCGGTGATCAGCTCGTCATGCACGCGGATGCAGACTTCGTAGCCTAGCTTCTCTGCGCCGACCATGCCGGTCATGAAGACGTCGCGTGCGACGGCCTGAACGATGTTCTCCACCAGCTTGCCACCATAGGTCTCGATCCGCTCCCACTTCTTGGAGAACTGGTTCACACCCTCGAACGTGATCCGCCCATCCTCGATCTTGGCGTTGCGGTAGGACAGGTAGCGCCCGCTGGGCAGCTTGATGCGCAGCCAGTCGTCCTTCATGTCGAACTGGAGCCTGTCGTAGTGGGACAGGTCGTCCGGCTTCCGGATGGCCTGCTTGGCCGCAGCCTCGACGCCGTACCAGAGCTTAACCACATTGGGGTGCGACTTGCGCCACGCGCTTACCAGTGGCTGGATTTCCTCGTCCGTCATGGCCGCGACCGCAGGGCCGCCCATCGTGCGGAAGGCACCGACGCCGCCCTGATAGCCGCACGCCAGCTCCATCGTCTTGCCGTACTGGCGCATGGACCCGTCGCCGTTCTTCTTGTTATCGACGACCACCTCGGGATCGACGTTGAAGCCCTTGGCGTAGGCGACCACGTACAGGTCGTGCCCGATGCCTCGGTCGAAGTCGTAGAAGGCCTTGACCTTCCAGTCCTCACCGGCCAGCCACGCAAGCACGCGGCCCTCGATGTTGGACAAGTCGGCGATGACCAGCTTGCGGCCCGCAGGGGCCACCAGACAGCCGCGCACGGCGGAGGAGCACAGGTCGGTCACGTTGTCGAACAGCAGGTCTTCGCAGTCCAGCTTCATCGCCGCGATGCCGCCCTCGATCACGTCGGCGTCCATCGTCGGACGCGGCAGGTTCTGCGGCTGGAATATCCGCCCCGCGTCACGGCCTGTGCGCGATGCGCCGCAGAACTGTAGCGTGCCGCGCAGACGGCCGTCGCTCGACGTTGCGTCGAGCAGCACCTTGTACTTAGCCGGTGAGGTGGCCGCCGCCTGCTGCCGTATCTCCAGCAACTCGCGCACGAAGGGCGTAAGCCCATCGCTGCGGAGCAGTTCGGCGACCGTGCCCTTGGTCAGGTTGTTTGGGGTAAAATTGTGGTAGTCCCGCAGATACTGTAGGAAGCGCGCGCCCTGCGTCAGCTTCGTTACGTGGCCGCCTGTCAGATCGGCTGCACGAGCGGCCAGAGTTCCTGAAGTTCTTCGAAAAGCTCGAAGGGCTGCGTGGGCGAGTTCAAGGTCGATGGCGATGCCACGGTCATTAACTCTTTGGTCAATCCGCCAAAGGTTCCGCTCACCCCGACTATTGTTCCAATTCGGCAGGCGTCCATATACGTCTCGCATCGCGTCCACATCGAGGCGGGCGTATTCGATGAACTCGTTCCATTCGGTGGGGTGACTGACATGATCGGCTCTCCTCAGCTTCATGTTTTTTGGGCGTGGCTTCGTGAACAAGTGTATCAGCTTCTTGCCCGCCTTGTCTTTAGCTTTATCAGTCGGCACGCCGAGGACGTCGCAGAGTGTGCCCAGCGAACCGGGGAGGCTGTGGGCCAGCGCCTGCACCATCGTGTCGCGTATCTTCTCGACGGGCACGTTCACGCCGCAGTGGCGCAGCACGGTGCGGTCGAAGTGGCTGTTGTGGATGACAACGGTATCGGCCTTGTCGATAGCCGCTTGCAGGCTGGGGGCGAACTCAGGCCACACGCCCGTGCAATCAACCACCTGTACAGGCTTATCGTCCCACGCCCACGCGGCCAGCAGCACCTCCGCCTCTTCGGCGTAGCGGTGCGTGCCGTGCGTGATTGGCACGGGGCTGTAGGTCTCAAGGTCTAGGTAAAGTGTTGTCATGTGTCCCTCAATTCTGGTGGACCGCGCCGCGCTAGTTACCAACAACGGGAGAGGGATCACCCGGTGCGTGGCGCGGTCCGCCAGAAAAGAGGGCGCGGCGGTTGCTTCCAACTAATGCCGAAGCATCCAACCGCCGCGCCGTCCCTATAGCGTTAAATCAGGTCGAGGCCAATAGCCGACGCATATGCGTCGACAAGGTAGCGTTCTTCCTGCCGCTTGTCGGGGTCTAACGCCCGCAGGCGAAGGACTTGCCGCATGATCTTGACGTCATAGCCGCGAGACTTGCCCTCGGCGAAAACGTCCTTGATGTCCTCGGCGATTTCCTTCTTCTGCTCTTCCATCTTTTCGATGCGTTCGAAGAGCAGGTTCAGTTCGTCACCGGCGACGAGGTTGTGCCCCACGTCCGACATTAGAGCAGGTCTTCCGCGTCAACCGCAAAGTCAGCGAACTCGCTGGCTGAGGCTGGTGCGCTGCCGCCAAAGTTCTCGCCGTCATTGGCGAACATGACACCGCGCAGGGTGCAGTTAATGCGCTGACCCCACTTGTTGTCCTGTGGCCAGATGTCGACCGACGCGTGGACGTAGCAGCCCGAATAGATCAGACGCTCAATCTCTGCGGTGCTTTTGACTTCGTTGCCGAGGCGGTCAATGACCGTAGGCTGCGTGCCAGCGTTGCGCGCGGACAGGTAGAACTTGTTCTCGAAGCCCGCATATGGCTGGCGTGTCTTCTTGTTGCGGTACTCGGCCTCAACAAAGCAGACCTTCCGGTCGTCGGTCAGGGCGTCGATTACCTCCTGCGCCTCGTCCTTCCACTTGTCCTTGGCTGCCTCCAAGACGGCGTCCTTGATCTGCTTCACGTGTTCGCTTTTGGGGTCGACGATTAGTTTGGCTCCGTATGCTGGATCGCCCTCGCCGAAGGATTGCGGCGTGCCCAGAGCTGGGAAGGCGATACGGATATTTTTAAGCATTACTTGCATTTTTCATTTCCTCAGTTTGCAGTTAAGTCACGGAAATCATCCATGACGGGTTTTACGACCATCTCTGGCCGCTTATCGGTGGCGGGTGCCACTGATGGCTTGCCCTCGCTCCGAACGATCTGCTCTTGCAGGTTCGCCCAGCGCTTGGGGTTTTCTTTGAACACCTTCTCGGCCTTTGTGGGACTGATCAGCTTAAAGTCATAGACCTGATCGTCACGCATGCGGAAGGTTTTCTTCATCATGTCCTCGACGGCCTTTGCGTCCCTCCAGTCGCGATTGCCAGCACGCCCTTCGACCAGCTTGTATCCGGTGACAGGCTGACCCGCAAGCAGGCGACGTTCGGTTTCCGCACGCACAGCCTTACACCACTGCTCGACCATTTCAATCTTCGACATGGCCACGGGCAGGTAGTTGTCGCTGGTCTCGGACGTGATTTCCTGCGGGATCAGATCGGCAAAGTCGCTGATGTCCGCCGAGCCGCCGACCACCTCGGACACCTCGGCGCGCAGGGCTGGGCATGTCGCCTTGGCCTTGCAGAACTTGCACTGCTTCTCGCCGGGCGCGAGGGGCGCGTCAGATGACCGCACCGTGTCCGCTGCGCCGCGTACCTTATCGGCAAACTTCAGCAGCTCCGCGACGGGTATGCTGTGCTCGCTGACGTGGTTCAGGCGCGGCTGGTGGATGACCATCGTGACCGTGTCGAAGTCGGCGACAAGGTCGTACTCGTTCAGCGCGCCGAGGGCGTAGATCATGAGCTGCGGATTGTCGCCCGCGTCAACGCGCACGCCCATGCCGTACTTCAGGTCAACGATGATGATCTCGTCGCCCTTGATGATGATGGCGTCGGACGTGCCGCCTGCGCCTTCCTCACCGGTCAGGTGGCCGATGCCGACGCGCTTCTCAACCAGAAGCTCACCGCCTTCGGCGTACTCACGGACCAGCTTCATGTAGTCCTTGACGTGGTCGACCATAGTCTGGTCGATGGTGAAGTCGAAGCCGTCAACGCTGGCTGGCTTGCCAATCATCAGCGCGGGGTCTGCGCCGCTGATAAGGCACTCTGACGCGAGTTCGTGCGCCAGTGTCCCTTCGGCAGCAAATTCACTGCTGCTGTCGGGGAACGGTGCCTCAAGCGCGACGCTGCCGGGGCAGGCCATCCAGCGGTGTGCGCCGGACGGGCTTAGTTTGGCGTGGACGCTCACTTGCCCAACGCCTCTTGCATGAGGGCGACCAGTTCGGGGAGCAGGGCTGCCTCGATCTGGGATGCCTTGGTCACGCCGAAGCGGGACAGTAGCTCTTCCATGACTGGCTTGCCGCGCGCCGTAACGACCTTGAGGATCAGCGGCCGCACGTCGGCTTCGATGTCGAGCGTGGCGATTGGCAGGTCAACAACCTCCAGCTCTTCGTCTTCAGAGACCGATGCCGCAGGGGCAGCGGTATGTGTGTCCGCAGCGGCGGAAGAAGCCGATGCCCCCGCAGATGTCGCATCGAGGGGGGCCGGAGTAGGGTCCACGGGTGCGGCTTCGGCTACCCCCATAACTTCTTCCAGTGTCTGGGCACCGGTGCCGCCGTTGGCGATGGGCAGAACGGCCGTGCTGGCCCGCAGGCTGGCACCGATGGCCAGCAGCTTGTCGGCCACTTCGGGGATGCTGTTGCCTGTTACTTCGATCTTTATCATCTATCAGTTTCCTTTTCTCAGTTCTTCAATAGTTTCGTCGCGCGTACTGAGCATCAGCTCAAGCACGTCGATTTTATGTTGCAACTCGCAAAGCTCGTCGTCGAGCCGGTTGGCGTCGCGTTCAAAGTCAGCGGCACGTTCCCGCAGCGCTTCAATCTCTTTGTCGTTTTCGAACTGCACTTCTTCCAGACGCTCGCCCAGCACGATGGCCAGCTCTGCGGTGGGATTGTACTTTGCCTCTTCAAGGAGTTTGCTGTCCTCGCACAGGCGATAGCGGCTGCGGTCTAAAAGTTCCATGGTTCTGCTCCCTGTTGCTTTGCCAGCTTGCGCGCCTCGCGCTTGCCTGACACGGTAAAGGCGGCCACGTTCGAACGGCGTCCGTCCGCGATCCGGTTGATGTAGAGGGTTGGCGGGTACCGATTGGTACCCGACGTGTATTCTGCGGCTAAGATCATGCCTTCCTCGCTACGACCTTGACGGTCGTGTAACCCTTGGTGACCTTCTGGTTCTTGCTGAACCAGCGTCCGTCAACGCCCAGCTCGCGGAGCTTGGCTTCGGCTGCCTTGGCGTCGAGCGACGAACGCTCGGCGACGGTGGAGACGGTGGCACGGAATGTGTTGCCGTCCACTGCGGCCTCGCCGCCATTGACGAGGATGCCGATGAGGTTGGCCTCGATTGCCTTCAGTTCGGCGATCTGGGCCTTGATGTCGCCCAGACGGTCAACGACCGAACCGGCGAGGTCGATAGTATTAAATTGAGTAGCCATTTGTATTTTCCCTTTCGTGTTGTTGGTGACACGGTCTCTAAACTGCTTGGTTGCAGGGGTCAACCCCCTAAATGCAAAAAATTACATGCCCGTTCTTTATTTCGATCAGCGGGTCTTTGCGCTTGGCCAGCGACTGGATTGCACGCTCCAGATCGCGGCGGCGCAGGTCGCGCTTCGGTGCCTCTGGCTTGGTCATGGCGGCGAGGCACTTGTCGAACAGCTCGGCCATAGGTGCGCGCTCGACGCCCTCGTACTCGCTCTCAATGATCTCAAGCACGTGACGCTCCTTCGGACCAAAGCGCTGGGCCTTGGGGCCGATCTCCTGAACCACCGGCACAGGCACGTCGGCCTCAACGGCAACGCAGCTCGTGATCGCGTCGCCATCGGCGTCAATGCCGACAACAACGGTCTCCAGACGGAAGCCCCACTTCAAACCGTCGTCGCCGTCCTTCATCTTGGTGACGCGTATTTCGCGCGTGCCGTTCTCGTACTTCAAGACCTCATGCTCGGCGTCAGCCGCCGCACGCTTGCCTGACCAGCCACGCACGCCCTTCGACGCGTCCTTACCGCTGTGGTCGACCATCATAATCAGAGCCTCTGTCGCAATCTCCAGTGCGCGTGCGTTGCCCAGCGCCAGACCGACGTCCTCGGAGCTGTTCTCGTTCGCGCCCGGCGTGACCTGCGCCATCGTGTCAACGATGATGACGTCCGCGCCGCCGGATGCGGAAATGGCCCCAGCCAGATCGGTCACGTCCTCGGACAGCAGGAAGTTCGGCGGCACAGTCAGCAGGCCAATGTCAACCTCGTTGGGGTCGATGTCGTAATAGTCTGCATACGCCTTGAGACGCTTGCTCATGCCCTTGCCACCCTCGGCGGCCACGATAAGGACGCGGCCCCTCTGGGTGCGGTTGCCGCGCCACGCAACGCCGCGCGCAATGGCGTAGGCCATGTCTATGGCCACGAACGTCTTGCCTGAGCCTGACGCACCGAACAGCACGACGAGGCCCCTGTCGGGCAGCACGTTCTTAATCCGCCAGCCCCCCGGCTGTAGCACAACGCTGGCTGCCAGCGACGTGATAGGGAAGCGGCCGGTGTAATCTTCGGGCGTGAACATGCCCAACGTAGGCGTGGCGGCAACCGTGCTCATTGCTGCGCGCAAGTCGTCAACAGTTGCCGCCAAGGTGGGGCGCGGGGTGGGTGCGCCTGCCTCCTTTGCCATCTTCAATACGGACGCCATGGTCACCTGACGGTGGCCTGAACCCTTGCGGCGTTCGAAGCTGTCCCACTGTGTCCGTAAACCTTCTTCACTCGGATACTTCGACCCGTCCGAGGACCAGTCGTTCCAGATCTCAAAGCCTGTGTCGTCGCCGTCGCACTCGTGGTGCAGGGCCATGCCGACCCTGATCCAGTCCTCGCGTGACATGTCCGCGTCGAGCACGGACAGCAGCTCTTCCATCTGGGCGATGCTCAAGCCGATCTTCGGCTCGCGTCCGGCCATGAAGTCGTCGGGGTCAGCTTCGCGCTGCTGCGTCGCGGCAAAGCGCGCCGCGCAGAGCGGTGCGACCAGCGCGTCCAGATCGGCCACGGTGTCCTCAAGACCGAGCAAGTCGGTGTAGGGCATGGCGTTGCCGGTGAAGGTCACGAAGCCGTTGCTGGTGAATACTTCAAAGCCGTAGGGTTTGCCCTTGCTCTCTGACTTACGGTTGCCGTAGGAGCCGCGCACGAAGGCACGGATGCCCTTACCGCTGGGTGAGTACTCGGCGTAAGTCTGGCTGGCAATCTGCTCGATCTCTGGCGGCAGCTTACCCTGCGCATCGACGCAGTTGTCGAAGTCGAGGGCCGTGATGCCGAACTCGGGCATGAGCGCCAGACCGACGCCAGTGAAGCCACGGCGCGCTGCCGCGTCACGTGCGGCGGCGAAGGTGGTCATGCGGCCACGGTCGTCTAGGCCGCCCTGCTTGCCGTGGCGCTTGCCGCCGTCGGCGTAGTAGGGCACCTTCAGCGGCTTGCCGTTGGGGTTGTCGGGATCTTGCTCGAACCGCCAGATAAGCCAGCCCTGTAACTCCCGCAGTTCGGCGGGTGCCTGCACGGACGTGTTGTGCGGTGTGATTGGCTGTACGTTGCCCATGGGCGGTCCCTCCTCGCTCATGGTTTAGTTGGATGCAAAGAGAGCGGCAAGCTGTGGCTTAAACAGCTCCGCACGCGGGATGTCAAACAGCTTCTCGATCTCTAAGGCGCGTTGGGCTGGCACCCAGCCCTTGCGCAGCCAGACGTACACCGCCTGATGCGATACGCCGAGCTTTGCGGCGAGCGGATTTGCGCCGCCCGCGATGTCTATGGCTTTCTGGATGCCTGTCATTTCAATCTCCATTATGCGGCCAGCTTCTTGCCGATGCGCGCCTCAACGGCGTGCCGCAGCATAAGCGGCGACGTGATCCAAATCTTGGACACAGTGCGGTAGCGCTGCGTGAGCTGGCTCAGTTCCAGATCGGCCTGCCGCAGTTGTTCGGCCAGACGGTCGCGCTTGACCAGTGCCTTGCGGGCTTCGGATAGGACGCTGTCAACGGTGTCGGTCATTTGAATGTCTTTCCCTTTGGGCCGATGCAGCCGGTCTTCGGGTTGCGGAAGTGGCCTTGCGCAATCTGCTTCTTGTAGGCGTCGATTTCTTCATAAAGGTCACCAATACGTATCGCTTGGCGCTCCATTATGATCTTTGCGTCGCGCAGTGCGCCCCACGGATTGATAATGTCCATCATGTCAGTTCCCCTTCAGTGTGTAGTAAATGGTCCAAATGGTGAATGCGAATGCCGCGATAAGCGCGATGATTATAAGTGCGTGTAGCATTGTCTGTCCCTCCTCAGTGTAACGTACCGTCTGGGTCGTTGGCGATGTTATACACCGCCTGCTGTAAGGCCTCGTTCATGGTCATGATGTCTTCGCTCTCGGAAACGATGTATGACGCCTCCGCGAGGATGTCGGCCAGTACGGCGTTAACCTTCTCGGCGAGTTCTTTTTCGTCCATGTGTGTATCCCTTCGTTGTTGGTCCGCCTGCAATACACAAGTTGATTGCAGATGCAATACCCCTACGGCAAAATAATTGATGACTTCGGCTGCGGGGCCTCTCCCCGGTGCAGATTGTCTTCGAGGCTCTCGATGATGCCGGACACAAAGCCGCTGGCGAAGCGCAGGGTGCCGATGTCCGCAGGCGCTGCGGTGCGTGCGGCGACGTCTATGCCGTTCTGCATCGTTGTCAGCATCTCAATGACGGCGGCCTTCTCGGCCTCGACTGCGGCGGTTATCTTCTTGCTCATGTTCATTTATCCCGTTTACGTTTAACCATGGTGCCGCTGATGTACTCAATGTCGTGCGCGTACTCGATGGCGGCGATCTGCTGGGCCTCTGTCATGGGGCCGTGCGTCTTGCCTGCCGCCAAGATGGCGGCGCACAAGTCCTTAGAGCCAAGGGTGGCCGCCAGCCTGAAGTCGGTGTCGCCCTTGACCGACACGTATAGCTCCCGCTGCGTCACGCTGTAGGCTCCGCGTCGAGCAGCGCCTCAACGAACTCCTCGACTGTCGGCTGGCCGTGCCACTCTTCGAAGTCGTCGGCGCACTCGCCGCGATAGTCGTTGGAGCGCTCCCACATATACTCTTCGCGGATCAGCTCCAGCTTGGCCTCGTGCTCAAGCGAGAACTCGTCGTCCGTGCGGTAGTGCGCAATGATCTGCGGAAGCAGTGTCGCAACGCGTTCGTCTTTGGTCCAGTTGATCATTTTGTCGTCCTCTTGTTGTTGGTCCGACTTCCCTACAACCAGTTCGTTGCAGGTGTCAACATGTTTATTTAACGCATGCACGATGGTACTATGATCGCGGCCCATCACCCGGCCGATCTCGGTCGTTGAGTAGTTTTTCTCCCGCAGCATCAGGATGCACAGGCGGCGCACAGCCACCAGATGCTTCGTCCGCGACTTGCCGAGGATGTCCTCGACCGTGTAGCCGTGCTCCTGCGCGATGACGTCTATGGCGGCGAGGTTCTTCTCTCTGGGTGTCATCCCCACCAATCCTCTTCCATCTCTTCGCGCTCTTGCGCTGTTATCGGGGGCTTTGTCGCGATCAGGTAGGCGGTGAGCGCAGCCAGCCCGATGATTATAGCGAATAGCGGTGTGTTGTCGGTCATGTTAACCTCGTGATAAACGTGACGCCGTTGATCGTGCGGCACTTGAATGTCTTCCCGTTGCGTATGCCGTACTGGCTGGCGTTGCGGGTGGTGCGTTTAGCCAAGCCGGGCTTGTCGGCTGGCATGGTGGCCACCTCGCCGACCTCCAGCGTGCCCATCGGATAAATCATCGGGCGCGCCATTATTCGCAGTTCCAGACTTGTGTTGAGGTCATGATGTCGCTCGGCCAGCCGGTGTCCTCGGTGAAGCTGCGCTCCTCGAACAGCAGCATGTTGGTGGGCCTGATCAGCAGGCGGTCGCCCTCGGTTCTCATAAACATAAATTCCTTTGATTGTTCTGGCGCTGCGCTGAACCCGTCGCCGTGCGGGCAGGCGGTGAACAGGCAGGTCGCCCGGTTGTCGGTGCCGTCGTACCGCGCCTCGAGATCCGCCAGATAGTCGTAGCGGATGACATCGAACTCGGTGCCGTAGCAGTCCCAGACCTGTGCATCTTGCAGTGACCACAAAAGCTCTGGCCACGCGTTGAAGGCTATCGCATGCGGTGGCACGTTGCGGTAGACCGCACCGCACTCGAGCATGACGTGACAACCCCAAGCGCGGTTCGGCATCGAGCGTATGGCGAACCAGACGGCAGGCTCGAAGCCCTCGCCGTCCTTGCGTATGAACGCGCTGTCGACGTGGACGTAGAGGTGGTGCGGTAGGTTGCGGCTGGCCATTACGCGTCCCTCACTTCGATCATGGCGTCGGCGGTTACGGTCATGCTGGTTCTCCGTGATGTTTGCCGTCCTCGATGGCATTGGAAAAGAGGATAACCAACGCCTGCGCTTCGGGCATGTGCGGGTTAAGTTTGGCGTTCTTGCGCAGCCACGCCACGGTCGCGGCGCGCTCTTGTTCTGCGCCGTCGCGCATCAGCGCGTCGGCAGCCTCCCAAGACCGTTCGTACCCCTTGATAAGATCGGCGCAGGCGTGCATCCACTCCTGTCGGCTTAGTGCGGTCATGCTCCCACCCTTTCCTGATTGCCGATGTGCAGTGCCTCTTCGAGCAGCTCCTCGCGCAGCGTGTGCAGGGCGTTCAACCGGTCGAAGTGGGTGGTGCGGTCGTCGATGAACCGGTCACGCTCGCAGATGTAGTCGCGGCCGTTCGGCGTGACCTGCTTGAGCGCCTCAATGGCGTCCAGCAGTGCGTCCATCGCGTCGCGGCGGGGCTGGATGAGGTCGGCTGCGCTGCTGCCGCTGATGCTGAGTGTTGGTCGTATCATGTTGGTAATCCCTTAGTTCGTTGTTGGTCTGATCGTCTGTAAACAGTTTGAGGGCTTGGTCAAGCGCCTATTTCAGTCCTCCTTAAAATCCGCGTACTTCATGATTTCTTTGCGGACGCGCTCGATTGAGGCCTTGCGCTTGGCGATTGAAGCGCCGAGGTCGATGTCGCGGAACCTTTCATTGTCCACATCGGCTCTCTGGTATGTGTACAGGGCGAGGACGTGCGTCTCGTAGGCCAGCAGCAGGCTGTTCAGCTCAACGCGGCGCGTGTGCCTCGTTACCTCTGGCGGTGGCGGAAACTTTGATTTCGCGCACCAGATGGCCTCCTTGATTTCACTGAGTGTCTTGCGGCCTATGCCGTGCTGCTTGTGGAGCTGCTTGTCGATCAGCGTCTTCAGGGCGTCGTATAGGGTGCGCACGCCGCCCTTCTTGAGTGCGTTGAGCGTTCGCACGCTCAGATTGACGTCGTCGATGCTGATGTGTTTCAACCGCTCGTCGAGTTCGGTGTTCATCGCCTTCATTCTGGCTTGGACATCTAAGGTCATGTGTCTTGTCTCCTGTTAAACTTGTGCGCCGTTGACGAACGTCTCGACGAGAGGCTCCTCAGTCCAGCGGCGGTCGATGGTGCGGTAGGCGCAGCTCTCGTGCTCGCTCAGGGCGATGGCGGCACCTGCGGCCATCGTGGCGTAAGCGAAGCGGGCGACTAGCTCCCACTTGTGGGTGGCGGTGCATTTGCATTCTAGGTCGATAAGCATGTTGGTGTTCCCTCTGGTTGGTGGGGGACCGAAGTCCCCCGGTTGGTTAGATGTTCTGGGCGGCGACGATCTCGACGTAGGCGTCGATGCGGTCGCCCATGCGCTGCGCCTCGTTCTCGGCGGCCCAGCGCCGTTCGAACAGCGAGCCTTCGAAGCTGTACAGCTCGCCGCCGTGGCGGAACTCGATCAGCGCCTGATAGCCCTTCTTGCCCTTGTGGCAGGGCACGGTGCGGATGCGTGTGGTGTGGGCGGTCATGCCTCGAGCCTCCAGCCGTAGGACTTGATCGGGCCAGACACGCCATAGCGCCTGTCGCGGACCTGACGGGTGAACTGGCTGTAGCGGGCGATGGCGCGAGCGCGGCTCAGACCCTCGTGGACTTCTCGGTCGCCGTTCTCGAAGACAGCGTATGCGGTGTACTTGCTCATGGTATTATCCCTTCTTTGTTGTTGTTGGTGGTTAGGCGAAGCGCTCGGCCATCACGTCGACGAAGTCCCAGTAGCGGTTGTCGAAGATGACGGTGGTGGGGTGGCCGATGCCGTACTTGTCAGATACGACGCGTGCGGTGTGGCGCAGATCGCGAGCGATTGCTTTGGCCTCTGCGAGGGTGGCGACTTCGGCGAGAACGGTGTCGGCGGTGATGGTCATTTTGTGTACCCTTTCTTGTGTTGGTCCGATTATCTATACACGGGTTTGAGGGCATGTAAAGCCCTCATACGTAAAAAATTACATGTGTTACATTTGTTTGCAATTAGGTGGTTTACACCGTCTGGAATGCACCATGCAACCAAAGCGTTTACACCGTGACCTATGACGCACCATGGTGCATGACAGTGCACGGTGCAATACTGCACCATCACGACCAACCCACGGGGTATAGGTAGAACCTACCCGGGGGGTGGTGTGGGTGGTGCACCCAAAATTTCGTGGTGTAGTGCAGATCGAAATGGGTCAGTAAAAAAGTCGAACCTCGAACTGTACCACCGTCTGTCCCACCACCTGATGGCGTGGTGCACGTAACATATTGCGTCCAACCTCGGATGATGATATTCCTAAAGCACTAGGGGAATAGAAATGGCTGACAAAATGTACAGGGGCAAGCCCCCTCGGACTGAGGGCTGGGAGCAGATCGCTCAGATAGAGGATGACGTGCGCTGGTTTGTGTTCGTGAAAGATAGTCCCGACAGCGAGTGGATGACGGTGAAGCTCGTGGCTGACGGTCGTGTCCCTTGCAAGGCGAACTATTGGCTCGGCTGGAACGGCAAGCGTTTCTCTCAGCAGCAGGATACCTTCGCGATCATGCAGCGCCGACCTGAGCTGCTTAAGGTTGTTCAGCGGTTGGTCGAAGGGTATGAATTGCTGTAGCCCCTTGCGCTGCGTGTCGGCTGGTGTTATTTGGGCGTCGTGACTGGTAGCACTGTGTAAACGAACGGAGCATGCAGACGATGCCGTACCCGGCGAAGAAGAACGATAAGTTGGTGGCGGAGGTGCTTGAGCGCCTGTCGCTCGGCGAGACGTTGACGTCGATCAGCCGCGACTTGAAATTCAGTACAGTCGCTTGGCAGCAGTGGGTCCGTGAAGACGAAGCTTTGTCGCACGCACACGCGGAGGCCAGAGCCGTTGGCGGTGACGCCGTGGCCGACCACGTGCTCGAGATCGTCGACACGCCGCCAGAGCGGCACGACGGCAAGATCGACAACGGGTCGATAAGCTGGGCGCGCAACCGCGCAGAGTATCGCCTGAAGCTGCTCGGCTTCTGGCGTCCAGACAAGTACGGCACGAAGACCACCACCGAGATCACCGGCAAGGACGGCAAAGAGATCAACATCATCGACGCACAGGAACTGGCGCTGCGCCTCGGCGAACGCCTTCGCTCATCGAAGCGTGACGCCGAATGAAACTTGCCTTGATTGTCAACCCGTGGCGTCGCATCCGCGAACTTGAGACCGCAGCCAAGCACCACGAGACCGAGAAGTACGCGCTCAACCACGCGCTGCATCTGGCCAACGAGCGTTACGACAAAATCCGCGCAGCCAACGCCGAGCTGCGCGAAACCCTGACGCTCTACCGCAATGCTTGACGCCCCCGACCCTGCGGTCGTCACGACACTGCCGCCCGAGCTGCGGGTCTATGTCGACTGGCAGGAGCGCTGGTCACGCACGGCGCGGCCGAACCAGATCCCGCAGGAAGACTTCAGCGAGTACGGCTTCATGGCCGGGCGCGGCTTCGGCAAGACACGCATCGGTGCCGAGTGGCTCGGCGCAAGGGCGGCCGAGGTGCCGAACACATATTGCGCCGTGATCGCGCCGACCTACGCCGACGTCAAGCACACGTGCTTCGAAGGCGAGAGTGGCCTGCTCAACGTCATACCCGAAGCACTCATCAAGCGATACAACAGCTCCGACCTCGTGCTCGAAATGAAGAGCGGCACGATGCTGCGCGGCTTCACGTCCGAGAAGCCAGCGCGTCTGCGCGGCCCGCAGCACGAGTTCATCTGGTGCGACGAGCTTGCCGCGTGGCAGAACGCCGAAGAGACATGGGACATGGCCATGATGGGCCTGCGTCTAGGCAAGGCACCGCAGGTGGTCTGGACGACGACGCCGCGCCCAGTCGAGCTGGTGCGCAAGCTGATCGTGCCGAAGGCTGGCCGCGTCATCATCTCCGGCGCGACGTTCGACAACAAGGATAACCTGCCCGACCGGTTCTTCGAGCAGCTCGAGCAGTACGAGGGCACGACCATCGGCCGACAGGAACTGTACGGCGAGCTGATCGACCCGAGCGAGAACGGCGTCATCAAGAAGAGCTGGATGAAGCTGTGGCCCGCGAAGAAGCCGCTGCCCGCCTTCGACTGGATCATCATGTCACTCGACACCGCGTACACCGAGGCGACCCGCGACCGGAAGAGCGGCGACGCCGACTACACGGCGTGCAGCGTCTGGGGTGTGTTCCAACACGACAGCAAGGGCTACGCCCTGCTGCTCGACTGCTGGCAAGAGCAGCTCGGCATGCCCGACCTGATCAAGCGCGTGAAGAAGGAAATGAACACGGCGTACGGCGACGACCAAGACGTCGCGTTGATCAAGCCCATGTTCGGCAGCACGAAGCCGCTGACATCTGGGCGCAAGCCAGACATCCTACTGATCGAGGACAAGGGGAGCGGCATCAGCTTGAGACAGATGCTCGAACGCGAGGGGATACTGGCGCACGCCTACAACCCCGGTCGAGCAGACAAGCTGGCGCGCCTGCACGTGGTCAGTCCCGTGTTCGCACGGCGCAGGGTGTTCCTGCCGGAGAGCGACAAGTTCCCCGGCAAGCCGCGCGTCTGGGCCGACCCGCTGGTGGCGCAGCTTTGCAGCTTCACCGGCAAGGGCAGCATCAAGCACGACGACTTCGTGGACAGCACGACGCAGGCCATGCGCCTGATGATGGACAAGGGGCTGCTCGGCTCGTTGGTCGACAAGCGGCAAGAGATGGACAAACCACCGCCGAAGGTGATACAGAACCCGTACGGGCAATAAGGATTAGGCAATGATCGAAGACGAAGAAACTCTCGAAGGCGAGATGGTTGAGTTCGATGGCGAGGAAGTCAGCGACGTCGAGGACACCGAGGACGGCGGCGCTATCGTCACGCTCGAAGAGCTTGGACCGGCCGCAGGCGACAGCGAGTTCTACGACAACCTCGCAGAAACTATGCCCGAACCGGAACTAAAGTCACTGGCGTCGAAGTTCCTCGAACTGATCAGCAAGGACAAAGAGGCGCGCAAGAAGCGCGACGAGCAGTACGAGGAGGGCATCCGCCGCACCGGTCTGGGCGACGACGCCCCCGGCGGCGCGCAGTTCAACGGCGCATCGAAGGTCGTCCACCCGATGATGACCGAGGCGTGCATCGACTTCGCGGCACGCGCCGTCAAAGAGCTTCTCCCACCGCAGGGTCCGGCAAAGGATCTGATCGAGGGCGAAGTCACGATGGAGAAAATCCAGAAGGCGAAGCGCAAGACCTCGCTCATGAACTGGCAGCTCACCGTCCAGAGCCAAGAGTTCCGCTCCGAGCTTGAGCAGCTACTGACGCAGGTGCCGCTCGGCGGCGCGCAGTACCTCAAAATGTCATGGGACGACGCACGCAACCGCCCCGGCTTCCTTGCCGTCATGATCGACGACATGTACCTGCCCTTCGCGGCGACCAACTTCTACACCGCGCAGCGCAAGACGCACGTGCAGTACCTGACGCAGCTCGACTATGAGATGCGCGTCGAGAGCGGCATGTATCGCGACGTCGACCTGTCGCCGGTGGGCCTTGAGCCTGACCGCTCGGCGGCCGACATCGCCAACGACAAGATCGAGGGCCGCACCGACACCAGCTACAACGAGGACGGTCTGCGCACCGTGTTCGAGTGCCACGTCATCGCCGACGTCGAGGGCAACGGCAACGCGCCGTACATCATCACCATCGACAAGCCCTCGAGCAAGGTGCTTGCGATCTACCGCAACTGGGACGAAGAGGACGAGAGCCGCGAGCCGCTAGACTGGTTCGTCGAGTTCCCGTTCATCCCGTGGCGCGGCGCTTACCCAATCGGCCTGCCGCACATGATCGGCGGCCTCTCCGCCGCCGCGACCGGTGCGCTGCGTGCACTGATGGACAGCGCGCACATCCAGAACATCCCGACGATGCTCAAGCTGAAGGGCGGCACACGCGGCGGCCAGTCGCTGAACATCCAGCCGACGCAGGTCGAAGAGATCGAGGGCGGCCTCAACGTGGACGACGTCCGCAAGCTGGCCATGCCGATCCCGTTCAACCCACCGTCGCCGACCCTGTTCCAACTGCTCGGCTTTGTGGTCGACGCCGGCAAGGGCGTGGTCCGCACGTCGATGGACAACCTCGCCGACCAGAACCCGAACGCGCCAGTCGGCACGACGCTCGCCCTGATCCAAGAGGGCATGACCGTGTTCTCCTCGATCCACGCGCGTCTGCACAGCGCAATGGCACGCACGCTGCGCATCCTGCACCGCCTGAACGCGATGTATCTGGACGACGCGGACGTGAAGCACGAGGTCGGCGAAGTGCTGGCCTCACGCGCAGACTTCGAAGGCCCGATGGACGTCGTGCCTGTGTCCGACCCGTCGATCTTCAGCGAGGCGCAACGCTTTGCGCAGGTGCAGGCCGTGTCGCAGCGCGCCGCCGCGCTGCCGCAACTGTACAACCAGCGCAAGGTCGAGGAGCGTCTGCTTGAGACGCTGCGCATCCCGAACCCAGACGACCTGTTGGTCGCACCGATGGAGCCGACGGCGCAGAACGCGGTGAACGAGAACGTCGCGGCCACGATGGGCCGACCGATTGTCGCCTTCCCCGAGCAGGACCACATCGCCCACCTCAAGACGCACCTTGCGTACATGACGAACCCCGCGCTCGGCGGCAGCCAGCTCATCGCGCCGACGTACCTGCCGGTGGTGCTGGAGCACATCAAGGAGCACCTTGCGCTGTGGTACGCGGCGACCGTGCTCGATCTGGCCGAGGAGACGTCCGGCATCGACATCAGCGAGGACATGAAGAACCTCAAGAACGACGAAGACAAGCGTGCGTTCGACCGCATGCTGGCCGAGGCATCGCAGACTGTGGTCACCGACGCGACCGAAGTGTTCGCGGCGCTGCCGCCTGTCATCGCGCAGGCCATGACGATGATGGAGCAGCTCGCACCGAAGCCGCCGCAAGATCCGCGCACCGCGCTCGAGGGTCAGAAGATGCAGGCGCAGGCACAGCGCGATCAGGCGCAGATGCAGATGGACGCGCAGAAGATGCAAATGCAGATGCAGAAGGACCAGACTGCCATGCAGATCGAGGGCCAGAAGATGCAGGCCGAGGCGATGCAGAGCCAAGCCGAGATGCAGCTTCAGGCGCAGAAGCTACAGATCGAGCAGCAGCTTGAGCAGATGAAGCAGGACCGCGAGGACGCCCGCAAGTCGGCCGAACTCAACGCCCGCATGACCATGAACCAGCAAGACAACCAGACGGCCATGCAAATCGCGCAGGCCGAGATCATGTCTGGCGAAAGCATCGCGGTGTCCACGGGCACTGGGATAAACCCGAACCCATAAGGAACTTATTATGGCAAACAATGCAACAACCGCGACACCGAAGGGCACAACCCCGAAGGCGAGCGACAAGTCCATATCCCAGCACAAGAAGATGGCTATGGGCATCATGCCTCATCCGGTTAAGTCACCCAAGACACCCGCATGAGAATAGAGACCCTCCTCCAACGTCTCGAGACAGAACAGGCAGCGATGGCTGTTGAGACGCTGGAGAGGCCCTCCGGCAAGACCGAGTTCGATTATGGACGCGCCGTTGGCCTGTACGCTGGATTGCAGCGGGCCAAGGAAATCCTAATCGACATGGTCGCGGAGGACAACAAACGTGAATTTTAGGAGCACACATGCAGATAAATGGAAACAGCGTCGAGTTTAGTTACGACGGCCTCGACGAGGCATTCCCACCCTGTGACGCAGGCGTGAAGCCATTCGGCTCGCGCGTCCTGTGCCAGATCCGTACGCCAAAGACGAAGACGAAGGGTGGCATCATCCTGACGGGCGACGTCCGCGAGACGGAGCACTACAACACGCAGGTCGCCAAGGTCATCGACGTCGGCAGCCTCGCGTTCAAGAACCGCAACACAATGGAACAGTGGCCCGAAGGGTCGTGGTGCGAAGTCGGTGACTTCGTCCGCGTGCCCCGTTACGGCGGCGACCGTTGGACGGTAAAGACCGACGATGGAGAAGAGGCCGTCGTCGTAATCTTCAACGATCTTGATTTGGTGGGTAAGGTCACTGGTGACCCGCTTGCCGTCAAGGCATTCCTCTAGGAGCATGAATATGGCTGACAACCAACTGACAGAAAATGACGGTGAAGACGAGTTTGAAATCATCGAAGGCGAGGAACCCGTAGAGGAGGCCGCGACCGAAGAGGCTGACGACAGCGAGTATGAAGACGATGCTGACGAAGGCGACGAGCGGCTTGGCGATAGCGAAGACGACAGCGACGAGGAAATCACAAGCCGCAGTCGTAGCAACGTCAAGCGCCAAAAGCAGCGCGAGCGGCAGAAGCGCGCCAAGGAGCACGCAGATCGCGAGCTTGCCTTGCTGCGTGAACAGAACGATGCGCTACTGCGCCGCGTCTCTGTCATCGAGGGCAACACGCTTGCAAGCAACGTAAACGCCATCGACCAACGCATCGCGCAGGCTCAGGCCGACGTGAAGCAGGCCGAGGCGATCATCGCACGCGCAGTCGAGGCCGGTAACGGCGACGACGTGGCAACGGCGATGCGTCTGCGCGACGAGGCGCAGTACGAGGCGCAGCAACTGTGGCAGCAGAAGCAGCACGTGGAGCAAGTCCGCCAGCAGCACGCCAACCCCGGCCCTGACCCACGCGTAGTAAACTACGCCAAGGAATGGATGGACGCGAACCCATGGTACGACCCCAGCGGCCGTGACGAGGACAGCGCCATCACGAAGGTCATCGACAACCAGCTCGCATCCGAAGGGTACAACCCCAAGGACGCCGACTACTGGCACGAACTGACCCGCCGCGTGGCCGCGCGCATTGGCGACGACGAGGTGGAAACCCGCCAAAGTCCTAGCAAACGCAGGGCACCCCCGACCGGAACGACGCGTGAGCACGCGCCCGTTTCGACTAAGAAAGAAATATACGTGACACCTGAACGGAAGCAGGCTATGATAGACGCAGGTATTTGGGATGACGTTCCACGTCGTAACCAGATGCTCAAGGCTTATCAGGCTTACGACAAAAGTTCGGCTCGCTGAAACAACGGAGTGAGACAACATGACAAATAGTACTGATGAGCGTTTGAAGAAGGAACTCGGTGTAGGACGGCAGTCACGCGAGATGGAGGACCGACAGGTCACCGAAAATCGCGAAGTGACTGATGACGACCGGCTCGAGATGTTCCGGGCGCAGTTATTTAATGACGCACTACCTGATCTACCGAATATACCGGGATATCACATGTGCTGGCTCACGACGACGAACCCTCGTGACCCTATCCACCGTCGCATTCAGCTCGGTTACGAGCCGATAAAAGCGGCGGAGGTGCCGGGCATGGAGTTCGCCTCAATCAAAACCGGCGAATGGGCCGGGATGATTGGTGTCAACGAGATGATCGCGTTTAAGCTGCCCGAAACCTTGTATCAAAGGTTTATGCAGGAAGCTCACCACGATGCTCCGTTACGTGAGGAGAACAAGCTGGCCGAGACCGCAGAGATCATGCGGCAACAGGCAGAAGGTTCAGGCAGCACGTTGTTCGAGGGTGACGGTTTGATGGAGATGCGTGAGCATAACCCGCGCATTGGTCTTTTCGACTGATGACGGTTTCATCCATTTAACAAGAGGTTTAAGGCTATGTCTTCGGTATCACAACCGTTCGGCCTACGTCCTGTCTACTCGCCAAGCGGCACGGTTCGTCCTACCGCCTTCTCGATCCAGACAGGCTACGCCGTTAATATTTTGCAGAACCAACCCGTCCGCATCGCGCCAGCAACATCTGGTGGCGAAACGGAAGGCACAATCGTGGCTGCCGCTGTCGGTGCCGCTTTCATCGGCACCTTCCAAGGTGTTGAGTTCACGGACAGTGACGGTCGCCGTCGCGTGTCCAACAAGTGGACTGCATCGCTTGCAGCGACTGACATCGTTGCGTACGTTACGCTCGACCCAACCATTGTCTACGAAGTCCAGAGCAACGCTGCCCTGAACGTAGCCGACATTGGTAAGCAGTATGACTTCACCACCATCGGTACTGGTTCGACTGTTGTCGGCATCAGCCAGATGATGCTTGATGTTTCGTCTGCTGCTGCAAACGCTCAAGTCCGCCTCATCGGGATCACTCCCGGTCCCGACAACAACTGGGGTGACACGTATGTCATCGCTCAGGTCCAAATCAGCGAGCATCAGAACGTCGCTGATAAGGCCGCGTACTAAGGAGGGCTTGAACAATGGCTACCCCAATGAGAAGTACAGACTTCCGTTCAATCGTTGAACCAATTCTTAACGAAGAGTTCAACGGCATCTACGATCAACGCGCTGACGAGTGGGCGCAGGTCTTCAAAGAGTTCAAGGGTATTCCCCGCAACTACCACGAAGAGCCTGTCCTGTTCGGCTTTGGTGCCGCACCAGAATTGCCAGACGGCATGCCTGTCACGTATCAATCCGGCGGCGTGCTGTTCATCCAGCGCTACGTGTACCGCGTCTACGGCCTTGCCTTTGCACTGACAAAGGTTCTGGTGGAAGATGGCGATCACATCCGTATCGGTCAGACCTATGCTCGTCACCTTGCACAGTCGCTGATCGAAACCAAGGAAACCCTTGGTGCCAACATCCTGAACCGTGCCTTCAACAGCGCGTATGCAGGCGGCGACGGCGTATCGTTGGTCAACACGGCTCACCCAATCGCAACTGGTACGTTCTCGAACCAGCTTACGACGGCAGCTAACTTGTCGCAGACGTCACTCGAGCAGATCCTCATCCAGATCCGCAACGCAGTAGACAACAACGGCAAGCGCATCCGCTTGACACCTAAGAAGATCGTTTCCGGTCCTTCGAACGTGTTCCAAGCTGAAGTGTTGCTGAAGTCCGCACTGCGTGCAGGCACCGCGAACAACGACGTGAACCCTGTCAATTCGATGGGACTTTTGAGCGAAGGCCAAGCCAACCTTTCGCGTATCACCTCGACCACTGCATGGTGGGTACAGACTGATGCGCCAGAAGGCTTGAAGCTCGCTATGCGTCGTGGTCTTGAGAAGAGCATGGAAGGTGACTTCGAAACCGACAGCATGCGCTACAAGGCCACCGAGCGTTATGCGTTCGGTTGGACCGATCCACGTGGCGTATACGGTACGGCTGGCATCTAATTGGGTTGGGGGGCTTCGGCTCCCCTCCCTTCTCTAAAGGAGAAACTAAATGTCACAGACTACTTGGAGCGGACCTCTCGCCTCTGGCGACCGCAACGCAGGCGAAAGCGGCGGACCGAACATCGGCCTCGCCTATCTCAGCCAAACCGCGCTGATCGACTTCGACGCCACACTGGTGCAAAACGCGACGTTCAACATCCCTGCGTCTTCGCAGATTGTTGACTTCTACGTTGACGTGCTGACGGCTTACGACAGCGCAACGTCCGCGACGCTTTCGGCTGGTACCGCTTCCGGCGGCACCCAGTACCTGAGCGGCGTGAGCGTCAAGACAGCGGCTCGCCGCTCGAATGGCTTCACCGCTGCGCAGCTTGCTGCGATGGACGACGTTGGCACGAACCGCACGGTTGTCGCAACTGTAACCTCAGTCGGTCAGCCGACTACGGGTCAAGTTCGCGTCACCATGTTGTACGTGCAAACAACGGCTGATGACTAAGCGTTAGTCTTATGCTATAAGAGGGGGTCGCCTTCGGGTGGCCCCTGATTATCAAGGAACAGAATATGCGCCAGATTGTTGTAACATTGAGCGACGCCAGCGGTGGCGCTAAGAACTCCGACCCCATTCCACTCGACATCCACGGGCGTCCCGACGTCTCGCTTCAGGTAGCCGTAACCGGCACCGTGAACTGGACGTTGCAGCAGACACTCGACAATCCATTCGATACGGCCGCAGGCTCCATCGTCTGGGTGAACCATCCCGACGCAAACATGGTCGCGCAGACCGTCACCCGTCAGGGCAACTACGCCTACATCCCAGCGGCTGTGCGCTTGCAGCTCACCAGCGGCAGCGGATCGGCCAAACTGACGATTGTTCAGTCCGGCGACAACAGGGCCTAATCGGTGTCCGTAGGGCTGTACAGCGGCGTATCTGGGCTGGCGCTTGGCACCGGCCTGTACAAGGACGTCTCAGGCCTATGGGGCGGTGCCAGTGGCCTTATCAACGGCTTTGGCGGAAGCAATCCGTTTAGTGGCGCGTCACTGTACCTGAACTTCTTAGCCGGTGCGCCGCTCGACAGCCGCGTCACGTTCACACGCGGCAGCAATGCCACGCTGGTGGATAGCACGGGCAAGATCACTTACGCTCCGGCGAATTTGGTGTTGACCTCAACTTTTGCAACGCTTGCTGGCTCTGCGGGTTCGCAATACCCGTCTGGCACTGGGTGGTCTAACTTTTTTAACACTGGCGGAACAAGGACATACGTAGCTTCTTCAGCGTTTGAAGGCAGTCAGGCAATGGACATTGCTGGCGTGTCCGCAGCGCGTAACCTTATTGGGTTTAGCTTCGCCGCTGCGTCCAATACAACTTATGTCGTTTCTTTCTTTATTGAAAGTGTGAGTGGCGTAACTGGCATAGTCGCGTATGCAACCGGCACTTTGGGTACCGGCGGAACCACTAATAGTATTACAGCGCCTACAACGACTGGGCGCTACTCATATACGTTCACAACCGGAGCAGGAGCGGGAACTGTCTCTTTGCGTTTTGGAATTGGCTGCGCCACTAATGAAAGCGGCAGTATTCGAATTAGCAATACACAACTCGAACCAGTAACCTACCAGACAACGGCTGGCCCATACGTCGCCACAACCACAGCGGCATATTACGCCCCGCGCTTTGATTACGACCCTGTAACGCTTGCGGCAAAGGGCTTGCTGATCGAAGAGCAGCGGACGAATTTGCTGACGTACAGTGAGCAGTTTGATAACGCGGCTTGGTCTAAATCCGGCTCTACAATATCGGCTAACGCAACGACTGCACCAGATGGCACGTTGACGGCGGATAAGCTACAAGTTGCAAACACGACAAACGCCCAGAAAAACGTCGGTCAGACTGTCGGCGCTATATCTACGACTTACGCCGATACGGTTTATGCGAAGGCGTCTGAACTTAGCTGGCTAGTCATAAACCAGTATGATGGTTCTGACCGGCGGACATGGTTCAACCTTTCCAACGGCACTGTTGGCACGACTGCCGCTGGCACTACTGCCACGATTGAAGCCTTGCCAAATGGCTGGTATCGCTGCCGTGCCGTCAGGCTTATGGGGACTGGCTCAATACAGTTTATTCTTAACGCAGCCGATGCTGACAACAGCGCAGTTTTCGTCGGCACTGTCGGCCAAGGTATTTTTATCTGGGGAGCGCAGCGCGAAGCCGGTGCATTCGCCACCAGCTACATCCCCACAGTTGCCAGCCAAGTAACGCGCAGCGCAGACGTTGCGACCATGACAGGCACGAACTTCTCAAGCTGGTATAACCAGAACGAGGGGACGTTTGTTGTTAGCTATGATGTTGGTAGCACCACCGCTACACTCCCAAAAACAACGGCAGTGGTGCATGACGGCACGAGTAGTAACCGCATTTGGGGATACATAGGCAATACTGGCACACCGATAGTTTTGATGACTAATGGGGGAGCTACGCAAGCAACCCTAATTGCAACAAGCGTTTCTGCTAATGCTGTTAATCAGATGGCCTTTGCGTACCGCGACAACGATGTAGCCTTGTCCTCGAACGGTGGAGCGGCGCTAACAGACACCTTGGCGACAGTGCCTACCGTCAATCAGTTAGGGGTTGGCGGGTTCACTCCCACGGCGGCCTACCTCAACGGCCACATCCGCCAAATTGCGTACTACAACACGCGGCTTACAAACGCCACGTTGCAGGCACTCACAGCATGACCGACTTATATCTTAAAACGCTGACCGAAGGAGACATGGACGCCGCTCTCATTGAGGCTGGCGTCATTGACGACGAGGGCAATCCAGTAAACGATTTCTTGGTTGACCAGATCGGCCCATTCACGAAAATCATTGGCTATGACGCAGAGGGCGGGCCTATTGAGGAATACTATCCCGATTGGCACACCAACCTTCGTGGCAGCTTCGACGAAGAGCAGTTGGCTTTGTTGACGCCATTGACCGTTGAACCAACAATACCGTATAGAGTATGGGCATGATGAACAACGCGTTTGATCTCCGGCAGTTTAAGGCCAAGAACCACATCGACGACGCGTTGGGCGTGAACAAGCGCGGGCCACAGCCCATGCAGCCTTTACGGCCTATGCCGCAGATGCAGCAGCCAATGCCACAGATGCAGCAGGGCCAGATGCCAGCGCCCACGATGCAGCAGCCCATGCAGCAGCCCATGCAGCAACAGCCTATGCCACAAGATCCTGCGCAGCAGAGCCAGTTCAGCGTCACACCACAGACCCAACCACAGGCCGAGCCACAACAGTTCCGCAGGGGCGGCCTCGCCATGGCCGAGGGCGGCGGCGCGTGGACCCGCAAGGAAGGCAAGAACCCAGAGGGCGGTCTCAACGCCAAGGGCCGCGCATCGCTGCGCGCTCAGGGCAAGGACATCAAGCCACCCGTCAGCGCCAAGCAGGCGAAGAAATCACCCAAAGCCGCAGCACGTCGCAAGAGCTTTTGCGCTCGTATGAGCGGCATGCCGGGGCCGATGAAGGACGACAAGGGTCGCCCGACACGCAAGGCACTTTCACTACGCAAATGGGACTGCTGATATGAGCGACTTTGCGGTAAAACCTGTCTGGGACAAGAAACGTCCGAAAGACCTCGGCAAGCCAAAAGACTTGTCGGCTAAGAAGAAGAAATCTGCTAAGGCGCGTGCCAAGGCAGCAGGACGGCCCTATCCAAATTTAATTGATAACATGGCTGCGGCCCGTAAGAAAGGTAAGTGACATGGACGGTTTTAAGAACACTACGAAAATGAAATACATGAGTGGCGGCCCTGTGCGGATGGCTATGGGCGGCGTGGCTAAGTCTGTAGCACCAAAGAGTATGGCTAAGTCTGCGGCATCCGCTAAACAGCTACCTACACCAGAAATCGCGTCGAAACGTCAAGTACAGCCTTTGCCACCAAAGGACGCTAAGACCATGGGCGGTGCTCTAAGGGACGCTAAGACCATGGGCGGTGCTCTAAGGGACGCTAAGACCATGGGTTCTGTAGGCCTCGCTGCTAAAACTATGGGCGGTGCTCCGAGGGACGCTAAGACCATGGGCGGCGCGCCAAAGAGCGCTAAGACTATGGGCGGCGAGCCAAGGCGCTCTGATGAGGGCATTTCGGCTAAACGACGGTTAGCTGGTACGGCTGGTGATTATGCAGCGCCTCCAGAGGACGTTAGGACCATTGGCGGCGCACCAAAGAACGCTAAGACTATGGGCGGCGCGCCAAAGACCCCCAAGGCTCCAGAATATATGGATCGCTACGCAAAGACCATTGGCCGCGCACCAGAGGATGTTAGGACGATTGGCGGAGCGCCAAAACTCGCTAAGACCATGGGCGGCGAGCCAAAGGCACCAAAGGGCGGTATGACTATGGGTTCTGTAAGCCCCGGCGCTAAGACCATTGGTGGCGCGCCAAAGGGCGCTAAGACCATGGGTTCTGTAAGCCCCGGCGCTAAGACCATGGGCAACGCGCCAAAGGCCGCTAAGACCATGGGTTCTGTAAGCCCCGGCGCTAAGACCATAAGCTCGGCAGTCAAGGCCATGAAGGGCGTACCAGTCGCCAGCAAAAAGCCGATGATCGGACAGTTCAAAACTGGCGGCTACGTCTCGAAGTCCACGTTTAAGTGGTAACATAATGCGAGGGCGTGGTGGCGTCTGAAGGCGTCATCACGCACGCCGTGAACAAAGTTCGCGGCAAGCAAGAAAGGTAAATATTATGAGCACACCAGCACCAAGAAGTGCCTTTAAGACAGACGCGGAATATAACGCGGCTATGGCTAAGTTAGGTGAATTTAACGCGCGAAATTATGGCAAAAATAAGCAAGTGCCAACCTCAACTCCAACAACAGCAAAGCCAGCGTCGGGATCAAATTTGAGCGTCGCCAAACGCGCAGAGCTATCCGCTGCCTATAAAAAGAATTATGCGGCGGCTACGGCTAAGAAGCCCGCGACTACGGCAGCTCCAAAGCCGGTTACGCCATGGTCCGCCGACGACTTCGGGCGGGCGACAACTCGGACCCCTACGCCGACGACAGCCAAGCCAGCGTCGAAATCAAATTTGAGCGAAGCCAAGCGCGCAGAGCTGTCCGCTAACTATAAGAAGAATTATGCGGCGGCAACTGCCAAGAAGCCAGCGGCATCACTAGCGGCAGCGGTAAAAGCCAAGCCAGTGTCTGCGGCAATGACGAAGACAGCGACTTCAGCAACGGCCAAGCCAGCGACTTCAGCAACGGCCACGCTAGCGTCGAAATCAAGGTTGAGTGACGCCAAACGCGCAGAGCTGTCCGCTACCTATAAGAAGAATTATGCGGCGGCTATGGCCCCGTTTAAGGATCGTATAGCGACCAAGAATGCAGCGAAAGCGGCGGCGACTGTCAAGAAAGCAACCGGCGGCTACGTCACGAAGCCAACATTCAAGTGGTAATATAACGCACACGAACTGGCCGCCTTGCTGGTGGGCAGTTTTTGCGCTATACCACCAACGCTAGAGGTGCTTGCTGACATCGGCTTGCTGCTGCGATAACAATGCGAGCACATCCTTATGGCGTTTTCTAACACAGTTTCACAGACGAATTTCAACACGCGGCGCGTTATCGACAACGCGATCCGCCGCTGTAAGCTGACGGCACAACAGATCACCGCCGAATACATCGACATAGCCAACGACCAGCTATATCTGTTCCTCTCCGACTTGGCCAACCAAGGCGCGCCGCTCTGGTGCATCGAGAAGCAGATTTACCCGCTGTACGACGGCGTGGGCGACATCACGATGACCGACGGCACCGTTGACATCCTGAACAGCAACTTCCGTTGGCTGCAACAGGTGACCGGCACTAACGTCGACACGTCAACGACGCGCACAGTTACCTTCACCACAGACATTTTCGTGGCCAACGTCGGCATCTACTGGACCGCCGCCGCTGTGCCCATCGCCCTTGAGCGCTCAGACGACGGCGCGATCTGGACCACAATCCAAACCGAGACGCCAACGGCCACCGCAGGGCAGTGGACGTGGTTCGATCTGGACAGCAGCGTGGCTGCGCGGTATTTCCGCGTCCGCGCAACGTCAGGAACGCTCAGTTTCAGCCAAATTTATCTGGCGAACACGCCGACCGAGATCCCGTTGGCGCGAATGAACCGCGACGACTACACGAATTTGCCAAATAAGGCGTTCCAGTCGGACCGCCCGCTGCAATACTGGTTCGACCGTCAGGTCAACAACCCAATTATGCACATGTGGCCGGTGCCAAACGAGGCCGCCACCGTCTGCCAGATCGTTGTGTGGCGTCAGCGCTACATTATGGACGTCGGCACGATGACGCAGGATATTGAAGTGCCTCAGCGTTGGCTTGAGGCCATCGTTTCGGGTCTGGCGGCCAAAATGGCGCTTGAATTGGTCGAGGTTGACGTCAATTTAATCCCGATTTTGGACCAAAAAGCCGCAATCGCGCTAAATATCGCGCAAATGGAAGAGCGCGACAACAGCCCGATGATGATCGCGCCCAACATCTCGCCGTACACGAGGTAGGACCATGCCTGTCGAGGGTTACATCAACACTATCGGCCGAAATCACCTCGGCATCGGCATCTGTGACCGCTGCAAGCGTAAGTTTCCGATTGATGACCTGTACAGCGACCACAACATACCGGGCCTGAAGGTGTGCATAGACGACGTGGACGAGTACGACCCGTGGCGCGAGCCTGCACGGCAGCCCGAGGACATCACACTGCGCTTTCCGCGCCCAGACGTGGCACTGGACGGCTGATGCCCCGCTATCTCAACACACGCGGCAATACGACGCTGGCCATCGGCATATGTGGGCGTTGCTCCATCAAGATGCCGCTCGGCGACTTGCTGCCCGACCCGAACTATCCGGGCCTGTTGGTCTGCGAGAAGGATCGCGACCAGTACGACCCGTATCGCCTTCCCGCTCGCCAGCCGGACAACATTCTGCTACCATTCACGCGGCCAGATGCGCCTATCGGGACCGACCCCGTTGGTGTCATAACGCAAGACGACAACTACTTCCTCATCACCGAGGACGGAGAGGATTACCTTGAACCATGAGTGATGTACCTAGCAACCTCATCCCGATCCGCATCACGGGCCTGCCGGAGTATCTGGGCACGAGCACACTCGGCTACGTGCCGTATGTGCTCGAGGGCAACACGTACAAGGTTCAGTTCGCGAACATCGCCGCCGTCGGCGCGGTGCCGTCGACGCGTCAAATCAACACAGGCAGCGGTCTGGGCGGCGGCGGAGACCTGTCTGCCAACCGCACGCTCTTCATCTTGCCAGCGGGCGTCGAAGACAGCATGCTGACCACCACAGGCGTTACGGCGGGCACCTACGGCTCTGCCGAAAACGTCCCTGTCTTCACTGTCAACGCGCAGGGCCGCATCACGGGCGTCACAGAGACGCCCATCGTTCTTTCGAATTACGTCCCCACCAGCCGCACAATCACGGCTGGCGACGGACTAACGGGCGGCGGAAACCTCTCCGCCAACCGCTCCTTTGCAGTAAACTTTTCATCTACAACGCCTGAGCCTCTCGGTCCCGGATCACCCGGTGTCTCGACTGTTGCCGCGCGTGAAGATCACGTCCACCCTGCGGTGGACTTGAGCGACACCACGGAAACTCAAGGCGTGCTCCCCTTGTCCCGTGGCGGCACCGGCAACAGCCTGTCTCCTGTTGTCGGTGCCATCGCATACTCCAGCAATGACAAGCTGTATCTGACGCCCACGTCCGGCGACGCGGGGCAGGTGCTGGTCTCGGCTGGTGGACTGGGTCCGCCAGAGTGGCAGACGATCTCAGGCGCGGGCACCGTGACCAGCGTCAACGCAAGCGGCGGTACGACAGGCCTTTCGTTCACCGGCGGCCCAATCACCACATCCGGCACACTCACACTCGGCGGCACTCTTGCCGTGGCCAATGGCGGCACTGGCGCGACAGACGCAGCCACCGCCCTGACGAACTTAGGCGCGTATCCCGCGAGCAACCCCGCTGGATACACGTCAAACGTAGGTACGGTGACGTCAGTCTCAGGCACCGGCACAGTCAGCGGCCTGAGCCTGAGCGGCACAGTGACGTCAACAGGTTCGCTGACACTCGGTGGGACGCTTGTCGTCACTGCCTCCAACTTCGCGTCACAGACGGCCAACACGGTCCTCGCGGCACCGAACGGATCGGCGGGCACCCCGACGTTCCGCGCCATCGTTGCGGCGGACATCCCGACGCTCAACCAGAATACGACCGGCACGGCCGGAAACGTCTCTGGCGTCGTCGCTGTAGCCAACGGCGGCACAGGCGCGAGTGTGGCGGGCACGGCGCGTACAAACCTCAGCGCGGCGGCCTCTGGTGCCAACACCGACATCACGTCGATTGCGCTCACGACAGGTACGATAAGCACATCGCCAGTTAGCGGTACCGACATCGTCAACAAGCTCTACGCCGACAGCATCGCGTCAGGCATTAACTTCCACCAGTCCGTGCGCTTGGCGACGGCTGCGGCTCTGCCCGCCAACACGTACAACAACGGCACCAGCGGCGTCGGCGCGACGCTTACGGCCAACGCCAACGGCGCACTGAGCGTTGACGGCGTGGCGGTGGCAGTGGGCAACCGCATCTTGGTCAAGAACGAGGCGGCGGGTGCCAACAACGGCGTCTACGTTGTTACGGATACTGGCAGCAGCGGCGGTCCCGGCCCCGGTCCGGGCGGCAGCAACCCCTACATCCTCACCCGCGCAACCGACTTCGACAGCGCAGGCACTGGCGTTGACCAGATCGACGCGGGCGACTTCTTCCTCGTTACGGCGGGATCGACACAGTCCAACACGTCGTGGGTGCAGCAGACGCCACTGCCGATTACTGTCGGCACGACGGCGATTGTCTTCTCGCAGTTCGCCGCGCCGGTCCTGTACTCGGCAGGCACCGGCCTGACGCTTACCGGCACGGTCTTCAGCATCACGAACACAGGCGTAAGTGCCTCAACCTACGGCAGCGCGTCGTCCGTACCTGTCATCGCGTTCAACGCGCAGGGGCAGGCCACAAGCGTCACTAGCACATCTATCGCCATTGCAGGCTCCCAGATCACGTCTGGCAGCGTTGCGGTGGCCAACGGCGGTACAGGTGCCACGGACGCAGCAACCGCGCTGACGAACCTCGGAGCGTACCCTGCGAGCAACCCTAGTGGTTATCTCTCGACTGTTAGCCTTACAACGAATGTGACCGGCACACTGCCTGTCGCCAACGGCGGTACAGGCGCGACTACGCTCACGGCCAACAACGTCCTGTTAGGTAACGGCACCAGCGCGGTTCAGGTTGTTGCTCCGGGCACTAACGGTAATGTACTGACCAGCAACGGCACGACGTGGGTATCTTCCGCTGCGGCTGGCGGCAGTGTTTCCTACCCGCAGAATATCCAGAGCGGCAACTACACGTTGGTGTTGGGTGACGCTGGGAAGCACATCTACTCTGCCAACACTGGCGCGCAGACGATTACAATCCCGACAAACGCGTCGGTTGCGTTTCCGCTTGGGACGTTAATCACGGTTGTGAATTTTGGAACGACCACTATTCTTCTAGGTGTGTCCGGTGTTTCTATATATCCAAACGGCAGCAAAAGCGCGAGTGCCGCACCAAAGATAAGCCCCGGAACATCCTTGCAGTTGCTAAAAACTGACACAGATGCGTGGAATATACTTCTGGGCGCGTTGTCAACGTCAACCACTGCTTCTTATCTGATTGTTGCTGGCGGCGCATCTGGCGGCTCAAACGACACTAACATGGGGACCGGTGGCGGTGGCGCTGGCGGATTGCTGACTGGCACTTCGACTTTGGTGTTTGGGACCACTTACACAATTACTGTCGGCGCAGGCGGCACTGTGCAGTCTGGCAACGGTAACGGTGTTAACGGAAACAACTCTTCGGCATTAAGTGTAACGGCAACCGGCGGCGGCGCGGGCAGCGGCGTGGGCAGCGGCAACGGTGTTGCTGGCGGTTCAGGCGGCGGCGGCTCAGGTACATTTACCGTTGGAACTACATCTGGTGGTGCGGGAACTAGCGGACAAGGTAATAACGGCGGCGGCGGCCAAAATAGCAGCGTAGACGCTGAGGCCCAAGTCGGTGGCGGTGGGGGCGGCGCTTCTGCTGTTGGTGTGTCACCTACGGGTACTTCCGGCGGCAATGGCGGCGCGGGTACTGCAAGCTCGATTACTGGCTCCTCGGTAACTTACGCTGGCGGTGGCGGCGGCGGTAAACGTACTTCTGGCACTGCAGGAACGGGCGGCGCTGGCGGCGGTGGTAACGGCGGCGCAGCGGGTAACGGCAGCGCAGGAACCGCAAACACCGGCGGTGGCGGCGGTGGCGCTGGTACTGGAGGCGGCGGCACAGTCCGCACAGGCGGCGCTGGCGGTTCGGGTGTTGTTATCCTTTCGATCCCAACAGCAGACTATAGCGGCACGACCACAGGCTCGCCAACGGTTACAACCAGCGGCTCTAACACCATTCTCACGTTCAACTCATCTGGGAGCTACACAGCATGAGCCACTTTTCAAAAGTAGAAGACGGCATCGTCACAGAGGTTCTGGTCATCGAACAGGACGTTATCGACACAGGATTGTTCGGTGATCCTGCGCTTTGGGTGCAGACATCGTACAACACGCATGGCGGACAGCACCCCGACGGCAAGCCTCTGCGTAAGAACTATGCTGGCATCGGCTTCACCTACGACGCAGAGCGCGATGCGTTTTATGCGCCACAACCGTTTGCCTCGTGGACATTAAACGAAGATACCTGCCTGTGGAACGCGCCTACGCCTTACCCGGATGATGGCAAGCCGTACGCTTGGGACGAAGCTACGTTGGCTTGGGTGGAAATGACAGAAGGAACCGAAGCATGATTGAGCAACTAATCTCACGCGTGTTCTACGCCCGCAACGTCGCGCACTTCGAGCACTGGCGCGCCAAGGGCGACGGCAGCTACGCCAAGCACAAGGCGCTGGGCCACTTCTACGACGACGTGATCGACGCGATTGACGCCCTCGTGGAGGCCTATCAGGGCGCGTTCGAGCTGATCGGCAACATCCCCGCCCCGAAGGTGTCTGAGCGTGACGTGCTGAAGCTGTTGGAGGCCGACGCCGACTGGATCGAAGAGCACCACGAGGATATATGCAAGGGCAACCGCGCCGTTGCCAATTTGATTGACGGCGTCACGGGCGTGTACCTATCCACCATCTACAAGCTGCGGAACCTGAAATAATGGACATCGACATCAACACCATAATCACCGTCATCGGCTTCATAGGCGGTTTGATCACAGTGTGGGTGAACCTCAACAGCCGACTGACGCTGCTTGAGGCGCGTCTCGGCTTTGGTGACGAGAAGTTCAACGCCATCGACAAGAAGTTCGACGAGGTGATGATGCACCTCCGCCGGATCGAGGACAAGCTGGATAACAAGGCGGATCGGTGATGAAGTGGTTTCTGTTACCCCTCGCGGCTTTGGCCCTCATGGGCTGCGAAGACCGCTATCGGTACGACTGCCAAGACCCTGAGAATTGGCAGGAGGAGATTTGCAAGAAGCCTAAGTGCATTGCTATGGGCTACTGCACCGAGTGGTTAATTGATACGGGTGAAGAGAAAGAGCATGAAGCCGAGAAGTGAATGGTCGCCAGAGGAAATGCTGCGGTTCATCGTCGGCATAGTTTTATCGCTGACGCTGACGTTTATCGTTGCAACCGTGCTGTACTCGCTGGTGTTTGTATCGCAGCCGATGGAGGGGCAGTCCCCGAATGACGCTGAGTTTTTTAAGCTGATTAACCCGATAGCGACGTTCATTGTCGGGGCATTGGCGGGACTTATGGCGGGGCAGGGCAACGGCTCAATGTCGCCGAAGCCTCCGGAGCCTCCGGAGAAGATTGAAGGAGAAGAAGATGAGCTTCCTAAATAGTTTTGAAAGCAAGCATGACGGCGTCAACGACACCGTTGAGTTTGTCATCCGCGTGGCTATCGTCACGCTGTCGGCAGTTATCCTTGTCGTTGTGCTGGCGCTTGCCGTTGGCCTGTTTGTGTCAAACGATGTCGTGGACAGCGCGGCTATACTTGAGACGGTAAACCCAGCCTTCCAGACAATCATCGGCGCGTTCGTCGGCCTACTTGGTGGATTGAGCTTAAATGCCAATGCGCGTGACAAGGGCGCTGAACCGGAGCCAGAAGCGCCGCTTGAACTTACCCCAGAAATGGAAGTAGCCGAACATAAGTCCGTGCCGTTTGCCCGAACTGTTGAGCCTGAAGCGCCAAAAACATACAACGATCCGCAGGGCACGGTCTTTATCGACGAGCCGGAAGACGACGATGACGACGACATGGAGCCTTGGGAAAAGTATCGCAACGACCTACGCTACGACGTCACCGGCGACGGTGTGGTCGACGAAAACGACTTCCCTGCTTGGCGGAGTGCTGGACAATGAGCCTTATAAATCTTCAAGGTAAATGTGGCTGTCACGCAGATGGTGCGTTTGGTCCGGGGACGTTGAAGGCCGCATGCGCGCACTTCAAGCTGAACAAGAACCGCGCCGCGCACTTCTTCGCCCAGACGGCGCATGAGAGCGGCAATTTCAAGGCGTTCAGCGAGAACCTAAACTACGGCGCGAAGGGTCTGCGCGGCATCTTCGGGAAGTACTTCCCGACCGACGCGTTGGCTCGTGCCTACGAGCGCCAGCCGCAGAAGATTGCCAACCGCGTCTATGCCAACCGCATGGGCAACGGTGACGAAGCGTCTGGCGACGGTTGGAAGTATAGGGGACGTGGTCCGCTCCAGCTCACTGGCAAGAACAACTACCGCGCATTCGGCCGGTACATCGGGCGCGAACAAGAGGTGTTGGACAACCCAGACCTTGTCGCTACCGAACTCGGCTTTGAAAGCGCCCTGTGGTTCTTCGACGCAAACAAGCTGTGGAGCATCTGTGACCAAGGCATCAACGACGCCGCGATCCTCGCACTGACGAAGCGGATCAACGGGGGCACACACGGCCTCGACGACCGCAAGGCAAAGACGAAGAAGTACGCAACATGGCTTTAATCAACCCTGTGATGCTTTACGCATTGGGCGGCGCGCTTATTATTGGCGCGGCATCCGGCTACAAGGTCCGTGACTGGCAGTGCGATGCCGCCTTCGCAAAGGCGCTGGAGAAGGCTGAGAAGCTACGTGTCAAAAAACAAGAGGTAGTAGACAATGTTTCGCAAACCTACGAAGTTGAACGAGATCAAGCCAATGTGGTGGCGACAGAACGAACAAACACCATTCGTGAGATATACAAAACGGCTCCTGCCGTTCCTGTTGATTGCGCTGGTTCTGATGCTCTGCGCAGGGTGCTCGAAGGCGGTGTCCGTGACGCCAATGCCGCTACCACCGGCAAACCTAGCGGCGAAGTGCCCGACGCTTCAGGACCCGCCAGCCGTACTGATTGACCCTGAGCGCGCGCTTTGGGAAGCTGACATCATTGCAAAGTATACGGACTGTAGTGTAAAGCACCGCTTGACGGTTAAAGCATGGGCAGACGCAGTAGCTGTAAAGTGATGGCTACGGGTTTTCTAGTGCGCAAAACGTAAAAAACTGATATAGGGGCGCGTTATGGCCACTACGATGACATTCACGACGTTGAAACAAGATGTGCAGCGCTATCTTGAGCGCGGCAACACGCTTGCGTCCGACCCCATTGTCTTTGAGCAAATCCCTCGCCTAATCAACCTCGCGGAGCGTCGCATCGCCCGCGAGCTTAAGATCGAGGGCTTCATCAACGTGGTGACCGGCACGCTCTCCAGCGGCCAGTCTGTATACCCCAAGCCCGACCGCTGGCGCGACACGGTGTCGATGAGCATCGGCACTGGTACAGGGAACAACACCCGTAAAGTCCTGTTCTCCCGCGTGTACGAATATCTGCGGTCCTACTGGCCGAACGCCTTAGAGACGGACGTGCCCCTCTTTTACAGCGACTATGACTACAGCCACTGGTTGCTGGCCCCGACACCAAACGCCGACTACCCGTTCGAGATCTTGTACTACGAGCTGCCCCCATTGCTCGACGAGAGCGTGCAGACGAACTGGATTACCGAATACGCCCCGCAGCTCCTGCTTTACGGCACGCTGGTTGAGGCGACGCCGTTCCTCAAGAACGACGAACGCATCCCAGTTTGGCAGAGTATGTACGACCGCGCGGCGGCAATGTTGAACGGCGAAGACCTCGCCAAAATTCTAGACCGATCCGCCGTGCGCAAGGAGGCGTAACAATGTCCACGTCATTCACTCAAGTCTTCGGCGGTACGACGATATACCCCTCAGACGTATCCTACCTCGCGCTCGCGTTAACTGGAAACATCTCACTTCAGTGGCCGCTTGAGGCCACCACAGGCAACAACATCGTCGCGCGCATCATCGACGTCACACCGACGGGCGCGTTCACCATAACAATGCCGGACGCGACCGAAGT